ATGTATAAAAAACGTGGTCGCTGCACGTCAAATGAACTGAAATCGGTAGCATTGAAAAGCGGCGAGCGGGAGCGTTTTGCCCGGGCTCTTGACGACATCCGGCAGCGGCATCCTGATATCCAATTCGTCGCGATCACGGTCCGCAAGGAGAATGTTGGTGGCGGGTTCCGTCGACATCCCAATGGGCTGTACAACTTCATGGTCAAGTGCTTGCTGCTGGAGATCATGAGCCGGCACGATCGCGTTTCGTTCATCCCTGATGCCCGATCAATCAAGATTGACCTCAAACACGGGCTACATGATTATCTAGCGACCGAGCTTGCAGCGCTGGGAGATACGTTCCTGCAGACCACGCCATGGGAAAGCAAGGACTGCCTGCCGCTTCAGTTCGTCGATATCCTCGCGGGCATCGTGTGGTCGCACTACGAGTTCGGGAATGGAACGGCTTACCGTGCTGCGAATCCCCACATCCATCAGCGCCGCCTCTTTTTCGGTGACCTTCCGTAACCGCTATCTATCGCGTTGGCTTGACCTTGTCGCCCCGGCGGTTGCGCACGTAGTGTTCCGTCATCGCAACTGACGTGTGGCCGAGTTGCTTTTGGGCCTGTCGGATATCGCCGGAGCTGTCAGTTTTGTCTGTGCCGGCCTTCGCCCGCAAATCCCTAAACTGGAAATCCTTATCGGCTACGCCGGCAGCGCGGCGTGCTTCACGAAAGCGTCGCTGCAGCGTGTCCAGTAGCATCCGCTGGCCCTTCTCATTGACGACCAGCGCGGTACTCACCACCTTGTACCCCGCCTTGCGCCGACGGATGCGATCGATCACGGCTTTCAGTTCGCCGGACATCTCCATGCGAAGTTTCTTGCCAGTCTTCCCCTGATCGATATTCAGGAAATTGTCGCGAATATCCCGCTCGTCGTACAGCAGTGTGTCCTGCGGTCGCTGCCCAGTGAGGTATGCCAGATCCATTGCATCGCGCGTGGGTACGTCGGCCTTTTCGTACACCCTTGTGAATATCTCATCCTCGACATAGACGTCACGCCCTGTCTCGACGTTCTTTTTAACGCCGAGACAGGGATTTGCGGCCTTCGTCAGCCCGATCTCGCGCGCGAAATTGAACGCGTGGCTGAGCACCTCAATATCGCGGTTCGCGCGAACGTGACCGGCATTTGCCGGCACAACGCGGTTCTTCGATTTGTACCATTCGACTGTTTTCTTGTGACGCCAATACATGTACTGCTTGATATGTACAGGCTCGATTTCATCGAGCGGCGCGTCGTCGCCAAAAAACTCTTTCAGCAGGCCAATCTGCACGAGATTGGCGCCCTGACTGCTGGCGGCTTTTCCGGGGATGATGTCGCGGATGTACGCGTCAAAGGCGGCTTTGAGCGTGGGAACGAACGCTGTCGGTATCTGTTCCTGCTCGATTTCTGACCAGCGCTTCACCGCCAGCACGAAATCGGTACCCAGCGACTCTTCGCGCCGTGGCTTGCCGCCCAGGTCATAGTAGTAGTACGTGACCTTCCCGCGGTGGCGGGCTCGCATTCGTGGCGGTAGGTTTTTGTTTCGGGTGGGCTTTCGTCCCATGTCTTTAACCAGCCATCATCATCTTGGGCTGCCATTTCTTCTTTGGCAGATCGTCGCGTGCGATGCGGCCTTCGATCGCGGCGCGAGCAATGATCGGCCGCCCGCGCGCATTCTCCCAGAACGGGATGCCAGACGTACGCAGCCATGCGACCTGCAGTTCCTCGCGGGTTTTCCCGCGTCGACCGACCCGCACGCCAGTCAGCTCAGCGACTTCCTCCGGGGACAGAAACGTATCAGTCATCGTGCGCCTCCTCGGAAATGAGCGGGTAATCCGCTTCCTCGCCCTTCAACTCGATCACGACCGGGCCATGCCGCATGTCGCCGGTCATTGTGCCGTCGAGCTCGCGCCGTTCGGGACCGGACAGGTTGTGCCACTTCGCAATGTCATATGGGCCGCGCAGCAGCCCGCGCGGCTGGCCACGCTCCATGCGGCCGACCGCAATGCCGCGATCGCCGCACCACGCTTCAGCGGCGCGGCAAGCTTCGAACTGTACGATTTGATCGAATACAATTTTCATCATTCACCTTTGGAACGCAGCTCATGCACCTCTGGATTCAACCTTGCGGACCGTGCGCGGACCTCTACGGGCAGCCGGCCACCGCCGAGCCACATGAAGCGCTGACGCTCAACGGTGCGGGCGCTGTGAAGGACGCGCGAGCAGAGGCGCACTACACCTGCCTGCAATGCGGCGGCGTATTTGCACGAATTCTCGCTGGCCCGCCCGGCCGGCAGACATGGATGCTGCTGAACGCCGGGCAGCACTGACAGGCATCTGGCATCCTTCCCACGGATTAAACGTATGATCCGTCCACTCAATTTTGCTGTTCTCGCTCATGCTATGGCTTCCTCCGCTACGATTGAGGTCGATATGTCGCGATTTGGATACTGGAGAAACAAGTCTTCCCGGTTTCTTGCACTGCTCGTGGGTGGCGTTCTGATTTCCGGATTGGTATCAATCTTCTTCACTGAGAGGCAAAAGATGAGCGAGCAAAAGGCGGGTGTGCAGGCACCGACCATCAATATCAGCGGTAGCAGTTTTACGAACGTCGGCAAGGCCGTCACAGTTCCAGGAGACAGCAACGTCCAGCTGAATATCCAAAATACCGCCATGAACCACGTCGATACAGCCGTCGAGATACGGGACAGGCAAGCGATTCCCGAACTAAAGGCAAAGTTGCCACCTGGGGTAACCGACGAACAGATCCTCGAGGCCTTGAAGGCCATACAGACCGCGCCTGCAAATGACCAAGCACGGGAGGCCGCAGTTAAAAATTCGCCAATATGGGACGCCATCAAGGATGCAACTCCCGACGTCCTAGCATTCCTGATCAAGATCGGCGTTGGGTTATTGAAATAGCACGTCCGCGCGAAGCTGGCTCGTCGAGTCACGCCTTATCTCCCTTCTCTGCGGATGCCGCGATAGCAGCGTCGAGACTCGCCTTGTCGTAATAGTCGACACCGCAAAAGCAGATCGGTAGGCCGGAGTCGAAGAACGCTCGATACCGCTCCGCATCCCTGCGAACCTCGCCAATGAATCCCACAAGCTCATCCCTCTCGCGTCCTCCGTTATCTCCGCAAGCCGCGCGGATCTCGCATAGCAGCGTGAAGAGGTCAGAGTCGTCCGCATCCCTGATCTGCGCTGCATCCTGGGGTGGGATGGCAGGCGCGACGTCAATCATCGCGCGATAAATCGCTTCGGCTACCCGGTTTGCGTCCTTTGGAGTCAATGTCGTGCCGTTGCGATTGAAGTGATCAATGCGCGCCCGCCCGCCTGCCTTGACCATCTCAGCGGTAGGATTCTGCGGGACTCGCGCCAAACCATCCGCCATCGCCTGCCCAGTCGCCTGAGCGCTTGCAGCGTCGCGGCGGTTCCATGCGGCTTTGGCGTCATTCAGCGTCGGGCAAAGTGGCGAAGACGTGTGACAGCCCTTGCAAAGGATAAAAGGCTCTCGCATCGAGAGATTCGTATCCGCCGCGCCGCCGCAGAACGGGCACGACTTCAGTTCGTCGCTCATCGCTTGCGCGCTGTCTTGGGGTGGGGTCATGGTTGGTTCCATTCGATAAGCGGCTGGTCAGCGCGCACGTAAAGGGGATGACGCGGCGATCCGTCGAGACACCAGAGACGTGCGCCCGCGTCTTTCAGGATGCTGGCGACACGTGTGGACCGATCCGGCTTCGCATTCGAGCCCCATGCACACACAACGTCGCCGCACTCGCGGGCGAAGTTCCACAGATAGTCGTCGTTGTCGGGGCCGACCGGGTCGGGATGCGCCCACAATGCGGCCGGGTCTGTCGAGCGCAACGCATAGAGGTTCGCGACGGCCAAGCCGTTGCAATCCCACAGCTTGGCGAAGCCGCGGCAGCGCCGAATAGTAGGATCGTCGAGACTGGCATCTGCGGTGCTCGGGTTGAGCATCAAGAACAACGCGGTCGACTTCATTGGACACATCGAGTCGGCCGCGCGGGTCAGGAGGTAGCGGTACTTGCCGCATTCGCTAATGATCGCGCTCATGCTAGGATTTCTCCGTATACAGACGGAGTGCCGACATGTGGACCTGTCGAAACTGCAATGTTCGGTTTGCCCTCGGTGAGATCGAGCCCCAAATCGATGAGGAAGGATTTTTTTTCATCTGCCCCGGCTGCGACTACCGGAACAAGTTGGTGAACATCGGTCCAGATGTGGCCGGGCAGCCGCAGCTTGTCCAGCGAGACTACGAGTAAGGCACCTATTCTGAGGCGATCATGCAGTTCGACTATAGGCAGTTTCACATCGATGCGTCGCCGCTGGATGAAGGCGGCCGCTACTACGCCCGCGCGAAGATCTACCGGCGCGCCTCGGTGGACGGTGATAAGTTCGAGGTGAAGTATTCGGGCGACCTTGGAGACTATCCTTCCGACGCGGATGCAATTGAAGCTGCTGAGCGATGGTCGATCCAATGGTGCGATGCGAACCGCGCTTAGCCAGCGTCCTACGATTTTTCGAAAGCCCAGAATGAGACCTTCATGTCGAACCACAACTTCACGTATAAGGAAGTCAACTAGAGCGTGTATGTGACCGAGCAGAGGGACGGAAGGTGGAACTGGGCATATACGATGACTAAGCCCCCCGTCTACTGGAGAAACCAAGAGACGCCTGCAAGAAGTCAGGATCTTGCGATCGAAGAGGCTCGTTTCGACGCGGAGCGCCGAATCGACGCGATGTAGCGGTTTCATCTTGGACCTCTTCTTAGGACGTGCCCGGGGCCTTGCGCGTGGTACGGGTCGATCCCGTTGTGGGAGGCCGTCATGCCAGGATTCCTCGAAAGTGACCGCGGAGGTTGCCATGCTTCACGCCGAGGTGTACAAATTCCAATACACGCGTCAACAGGGTCTGCGCCGTACCTACGACGTGGTGCTTAACGTCGCTCATTCGGAAGCCGGCGTATATTCTTACGAATCGTGGGTGCATTTCAATCACGAGCTCAAAGGTAACGGACTCGTTTTCCCGCTGGTCGCCGGGACGGCCGCTGATGCCGAGGCGGAGGCGCGAGGACGGATTGAGGACAACATCGAGCACCTTGCCGGGGTGTCTGAGTAAGCGGCTCATTCCGTCTTTTCTTCTCCCGTAGGGGAGGGTTTGAAGTCGCAATCACCCCTCCTGTTGAGACAGGGCATGCCTCGCGCGGCTCTTTGCCCACGCTTCGAACTCGGTCGGATCGTCCCACTCGACGGTGTCCGCGTTGGCGATGTTCCTGAGTTCTTGTCGCAACATTTCGTTTTGCGTTCGCAATGAACGAATCTCGGCGCCGGCCGCATCAGCGATGACTGCCGCGCCCTTCAGCGCATCCCTGATCTGCGCTCCATCCTGGGGTGGGGTGGCGTAGAGCGGCGTCACGCGCCAGCCCTGGTTCTCGTAATGCTCAACCGTCGGTTTTTTCGACGTGAGAAAGGCCAGCGCAGGCTTTTCGCCGGCCGGAGAAGCACACTCCCACGCCACCGGCTGCACAGTCGCCTGAGCGCTTGCAGCGGCGAGAAGGGCGCGGCGATTCCACCTCGGCACGTCGGTGCACGAAACTTCGAACCCGCTGAGAATGCAATCGGCTGGCGGGTGATAGTAAAAGCCGGCGTCGCTGGCCTGCGAGAGACCTGTGCCACAAAGCGGGCACGCAATTGGTTGATTCGTATCCATCGCTTTAAGCCTTTATTGAGGCAGCACGGCGGCGCGCTTCCTGTGCCATCGCGAAAATGTTCCACCATGAATGAGGCCAGTCGATTGCACGTCGATGCGTCGAAAGTTCGGTTAGCAAGACCTTGGCCGAGTACAGGTGCCACTCTCGGGCTGTCATGATTGATGCCCCCGCAATATGGAAAGAGATACCGGCTTTCGAGGCGTGGAATGTCTCTGCGGCAGCCGGCGAGCCGCCGGTTCTTTACTGCGCGAACGGATCGCCGAAGAAGAACGGGTTGCCCGTCTGCTCGCGAATGGACGTGATCACGCCATTCGCGGCCGCTTCGAGTACCTTGTCGAAGCGGATGAGTTCGTAGTGGAACGTCAGCTTTGCATCCCTCTGGCGATAGCGCAGCCGTGCGTCGACGCGGTACGCATCGCCGTTGCGGAACACTGGAATGCCGATCGAGAAGCGTTCGAACAGTTGCATGCGCTGCAGCGTTGCATCGTCATCGTCTTGCACGAACGACAGGTTTTGCCCACCGTTTTGCAGTCGCACTGCACTCTTGAACCGGTAGTCTTGGGTCGCTTCGAACGCGAGCGCCATTTCGAGCATCTGCGCACCGGTCGGGAGGTTCTCGCCGTCGGTCGGGCCGGCAATGTCCTTCGAGTTTTCCTCGAGGAACGCCGCGAACTCGATTTGCGACATAGCCTTCTTGTGAAGGCCGATCCAGCGCTTCCATTCCTCGCTGAACTCCGGCGAGAAATGCGCGCGGTGGTCGCGCCATGCCGCCTTTTCCGGATCTTCCCCGTTGTCGTTGAGAATCGCGAGGAACGACACCTTGCCCTGCGGGTAGTCCGCTTCGCACCAGATAGTCGAATCGGTCAGCGAGCCGTGCCGCTTCACATAGCTGACGAAGTCCTCAACAGTGCGCAGGCGAATCGTCGCGGTCTTGCGCAGCGGAGCAGCGAGATACTTCGAGTCGTCGTATTCACGCAGATTCCAGTTCGGCGGTAGCGCGATGCGCCGCAGAGCGCCGGCCGCATCCGATCCAATCTCGATCGGTGTTTTCATTTCCCGCGCGAGCGTCTCGGCGATGTTGGTTTTCAGATCATCCATATCGGGGGAGTATTCCAGTAGGGAGGGTTAGGCCGTCTTCAATTCGGACGGCGGGGTGTCAGCGGTGTCGACGCGCTTCAAATCGAGCTTCTGCTGACGAGGATCGTCGGCGACGAGGTTGCCTTCAGGCGTGGCGAACAGCATGGCTTCCATCGGCTCGTCGGCAGGCTTCTTGAGAGTCGATTTGCCGGTGACGAGCATGGCGCCGCCGCGGCTTGCCTTCTTCACGGTCAGTTCGATCGTGATCTTTCCGGTGCCGCCGTTGGTGTCGATCGCGCGTACGAGCTCGGCGAATTGTTCACTGGAGTGGTCGAGCAGCGTGCCACCGGCAATCTGGCGCAGCGTGTCAGTAATGGGTCTGACAGACATTTGGACTCCTATTCTTTTCGTGTACTGCATGGAATAAAAAGGGCCTACTTGCAGGAGGAATCAGCTTTCGGCCAACGGGGACGGGTCAGTGTCGCCGGCAGCGCGGTCTTTTCCGCTGACAGCGACGAGTCGCAATGAGCGCGGAGGACGCCACGGCTGACGGATATTGAAGGCTTCTGGGCTGGCCGCTGGCTGTGCCCATGGAGCGGGATCAATGGTCCTGCGACAGTTGGCGATGGCGAGCGCAACGCGCCACGACGGATTACGTTTTGGGTCACTGTCGCCACCCATCGCAATGAGCGCGCTCGAAAGCGCATCGTCGCTGACGGGAATGCTGGCGGCAGGAATGCGGCGAGGCATGATCGCTCCCATGGTGAGCCTTTACGGGATCAGATGCAGCGGGTTGCCTGACAGACAGCGGTACCGCGTTCATCCCACTGCTGAACGAGCGCGCACAACAGAACCACGATCGCAAGAGCCAGGGCTGATGTCGCGCAGTATTTGAGGAATGCGCACATCACCACGCACCCAGCACCCGGCAAAGGCCCTCGGCGACGAGCGGGGATGCAGCGAGGAACGCGAAGCAGAGCAGCGGGCGCTTCGTCGTGCGGCGTGCGTACTGGTCGGCTTCAGCTGCTGCGTCGCGCCGCGGGCGGGCAGCCTCTGGCTTGGCGTCGACGCCTTCGCCGATCGGCCCGGCAGCGAGTTCGCGTTTGAGATGGCAGGTACGGGCGCCGTGCGGTCTGGGGAGCGCATCGAGCGTCAACAGGGCGAGGGCAAAAGCAGACATTCCGTTCATCCATCAGTGGGGTAGTGATGGATCAAAATATAACTACAGTAGTTTTATAAGTCAACAACAAAAGTTATTTTTGCGGAGGGGTAGGAGGATCGCGCAATGCCCTGGTGAACTCGGCCAGCATGATTGCTGCCGCCATTGCGTCGTCTCGCAAGTCACGATAGATGCCAGCTACAGACATGCGGATGCTGCCGTCAGGGAAGTGACGGAGGCAAAGTTCTCCATCGGCTTTGAGATCCGCGTTGTCCGCGGGTGGCTGCGACGGTGGAACAAGGGTGAGACTTGGGCGGGGCCGCTTTGCTTTTCTATTTGTCACGGCAACCCCGCCAGCATGAGGGGCATCCCGTAAAGCAATGGGAAATGACGCACCGCAAAATGAATGAATAATGTAATCATCCCTGCCTCAGGCGGCAGAAAAATTGCGGTCAATGCATTGGCTATTTGTCCTGATTGCCACCAAAAGGCCGGGCCGTAAGGCGATCGGTGTCAATGCGGAGTGTTTCGCCGGCCGTCAGCAGCTGACGGCGCTAGCCAGTCAATTCGTCCCATGCTAATACGCTCTTCAGGAACAGGTAGTAACTTTGTATTGCAGAAGTTACCGCATATATCGAGATATAGGCACGTCTGAAATGAACGATGCAATTCATTCAGGCACTTTTCCCGTCCAGAGTAATGAAATTGTGAAAAAAATGCGAACTGCCGGATAACCTAATTATTGAAAAAGCCGATTCAATAAATAGAATGTGTTGTAGGTGAAAAAAAGCCGCTATCGCGGCTTGGACTAGCTCGCCTTGCGCGGTATGTCGTGTTTGATCGCGGGCACCTCATCGGTGATTTCCCCTGCCGGCGAAACCTCTCGCCTCGCTGGCTCAGCATTTCCGACAGGATGCTGCTTCAGTGCCTCGACGGTGGCCGCGATCTGCTCAATCTGCGCTGCTGTTAGACCGCGCGTCACTTTCACTAGCCGTTGTATTGCGGCGTCGAGCTTCGCCTGCTCGTCGGCGCGGTGTGTGATGCCAGGGCCGACGGCGTCTGTCATTGGCCCCGTTCCGCTCGCCAGCCATAGGGGGCGCACTTCCAGCTTTGTCGCGATTTCGACAATCTTCGACGTCTCCGAGCCGTTCTCGATCTTCCCGATCATAGGCTGGGAGACGCCAACTCGTTCGGCCAGTTCAGCTTGAGTCAAGCCAGCTCGCTTGCGAGCAAAGCGAACACGGGCCGCCAAGGTATCCAGTTCAGCATTTTCCATGCTGGGAACGATACAACCCTGGTTGTTGCCGGTCAAAAAACTATGGTTATTGACTTTCATAAAACTATGGTTTTAAACTTGCGTCATGCTCAAGAACCAATCCTATGGCGCCCTGATGGACGCAGTTCGGGTGGCCGGCACGCAAGAGAGCGTTGCTGCCATGGCCGGCAAGAAGCAGGGCCACTTTTCCAAGTGGCTTAGAAGCCCTTTGGGCGTCCCTGCGGAGCACTGCATGGCAATCGAGGAAGGCTGTCTGTCGATCGATCCGAACTGCAATGTCACGTGCGAACGTCTGCGGCCCGATCTGACTGCGCAGTGGCAGTACATGCGAAACAGTGCTCCTGTGAGTTCGTCAGCATGTTGTGGCGCCCCAGGATCTCCCCCCATACCTCTTGCTGCTCGTGAGGCGGCAAGAGGCGAACTGGGGCAACCCATCCCAGCACCAGAGGAGGTGTGATGTCTAACGATCGTTTCAGACCAGATGTTCGGCAGCTGCTGGCAGAAGCGGCTTTCAGGGGCGCTTGTTTGCCACGAGACCGGTGGCCATATGCTCTAAAAGCCATAGGTCTTTCTGAGGGATTCCCTGGTCAATCCGCATCCGTAGAGCGCGTTCATTCAATGCGTCGGATGCCTCTTGCCTGGTTAGCAAGCCTTTTTCGTCGAGTGCGTCGACTAACGCTGCGATAGCCCCGGAAAAGTTTTCGACGATAAGACCGAGTTGTTCGGCGGTGACCAGTGTGGTTTTTTCGTTCATGAGGGTTCCTTCAGTGATGAAAGTAAATGAGGTTTGTGTGAGAGCTGCTGATTCTACTGGCGAGAGCCGGAACCCTCGCCCGAATACAACCGAGGCTGCTTCAGATCACCTATATGCAGGTTTCGTCAGGAACGCGGTCGTGGGCTTCGAACTTCAATCCAATGCGTTCCGCCATCCGTGAGAACCGAATCAGAAAGTCGAATGCGATGTCCGAATCTACAAGCCAGACGTTTGCGCATGCGCGTGCCGCGCCGGGAGGTTTCTGACCAAGCAGCGAATCGAGTTTGTCTAGCGTGTCGAGGTCTCCATGGCCTTCCGGCGGCGCCGTTAAAAGTGCGACAAGTTTCATGCGTGCTCCTGTTGTGAGCGTGGTTGGCGGTGTTGCAGCCCGACAACCTGGTCGGTGGGCGGGGTTGCAGTGCCAACCTGGCATATCTGTCGAGCTTTGTATTTGGGACGAGTCTGAATTGCGATGGGCTAGCCTGACAGAAAAGCTCCAAATATTTGTATTGGGTAAGCACTACTAATGGTTAAAACGGGAATGTAACCCCGGGAGATTGAGAAATCATGCGCAACGTGTCGCACAGAAGCCCGATAGCGGCAGTGAAGGCGGTTATTTCCGAATGGAAAAACGCGCACGGCTGGTCGCGGGAGACCGTCGTCGAGCAGGTTGTAACGGCGCACATGCGCATCGATGCGCCCTGTCGCACAGGTATTCGCTTCAGCGACCACCACGACCCGGCCACGCGCCAGAAGACGAACGCCGATCGCGTGTACCGGTGGCTCGACGACGATGAAGATCGCAACCTGCTCTCGGTGAACATGCTGCCGTCAGTATTGGCCGGGCTGCCTGTCGATCGCGCAGTGGCGCTCGTCAACGAGATTCTGGCGCCGGCGGGGTTTGCGGCCCGCACGCTGGACGTTTCCGCAAACGGGGCGGTTGATCCGCGCGAAATTGTCCAGGCGATCGTGCGCACGAATCACCGGACCGAGGCGGATGCGACAGACCTACTGGACGGCATCGATCCGGGCGAACTGCCGCGCCTGCACAACAGCCTTGTCAACGACATCGCCGTCAAGAAGTCGCTCGTCACTGCTGTTGAATCAGCGATGCGCAAAACCGGTGAGACGGTCACGGCGCTGTTCAGAAGGGAGGCGTGATGCGTGAACTGTTCGAAGGCGCGGCATTCAAGGCGGGCGAGCAGGCGGCGCGGGCTGGTGTCCCGTTTCATGAAAATCCGCTGACTGGTCCACTGCAGCGATTCGCGCGGCAGTGGGAGCGCAGCTGGTCCGAATTTGTCGAGAAGTGTTCCGACGCCATTGGAAACACAAGAGGGGGCGAGCCTGTGTAGCAAGCAGGTCGTCAGTCATGGCGCGCGCGGCTTGCGGAAGGGACGCGCGCAGTAGCAATGCGAGGGATTGCGCCCGGCTTCCGTGACGGCCCCCATACGCGAGCAGTGCCAGAGATCACCGCTGGGAGCGAGGCAGACCCTCGCCAACACCGACCTTCCGGCGGCCTTTGGTCAACCGATTGAGAGCAACGAGAATGGCAAAAAACAGCATCGACGCGTACGGCGCATCCGGCAAAAGCAACGTCCTCTATTTCGATCCTGAGGTGTTGACGCTCGTGGAGGATCAGGCGCATCCGCTTTACGACTCTCGCGTGCATCTGCCGCTCGACGAGAACATGGTGCGCAACATCATGTACCAAGGTGTGCTGCAGGCGATCGAGGTCAACAAGAATCCCGAGACAGGCAACGTCGAAGTCGTCATGGGCCGGCAGCGTGTCAAAAACTGCCGGGAGGCTAACCGCCGTTTACGCGATCGGGGCGAGGAACCGAAGCTCGTGCCGGCGATCGTGCGGAAGGTGGCGGCGCGTGACCGCGCGCTTGTGCTGTCGGCCGCCACGGCAAGCGAAAACGCCATTCGCCAACAGGAAAGCCCGATAACGCGCGCCGAAAAAATGGCGCGGCAACTGTCGCTCGGTCGATCCGAGGCGGATATCGGAATCTTGTTCGGTGTCGGTCTGCAGACCGTGCGCGCGTCGCTCGAACTGCTCGAATGCTGCGCTGCCGTTCAGGATGCTGTCGAAGCGGGGAAGGTGAACGTTACCCATGCGAAGCAGCTCGCGAAATTGACGCCCGATGACCAGCGCGCGAAGGTTGCCGAATTGATCGCGGCCGGCGACGGCGTAAATGGGCATGAACGCTCGCGCAAACAGCGGGCCGTGATGGGTGACGGCAAGCCGCGCATGAAGACGCGCGCGAAGATCGAGAAGGAGTTGGAGACCGCCAAGGGCGAGCGAGCAGACGCCCTGCGGTGGGTCCTCGGTCTTGCGGAAGTTGGCGAGCAATCCAGCCAACCCGAAGAGCAGGAGGCGATCTGATGGTCGATCAGATTGCAATCGGGCTGTGCGGTGTAACGGCCGTATATCTTTCGCAGGACGCGCGCGCAGAGCGGCGCCGTTACGCATGCCTGTTTGGTCTGGCGGGGCAACCGTTCTGGCTATATGCGACGTGGAAGGCGCAGCAGTGGGGGATATTCGGGCTGTCGTTCTTGTATGCGTTTTCGTGGGCGCGCGGGTTCTTCGCGCATTGGGTGCGGAGGGTTCCGTGACGCCACTTCAGATCGGCAACGCGACGCTGTTCTTGGGCGATTGCCGCGCGGTCATGCCAGAGCTGGCGGCCGAATCCATTGACATGGTTTGGACGGACCCGCCATACGGCCACAACAATGCGGACGGCGACCTTCTGAGTCGGATGGACGTCGTTCTTCGTAGCGCCAGAAAGACGCGGGCAACCCCGATCGCGAACGATTCACCAGACTCGATGCGGGAGGTGGTCGACGGAATGCTCACGCAAGCAGCGAGAGTGCTGCGTGCCGACTGCTGCTGTTGCTGCTGCTGCGGCGGCGGCCCACGCCCCACGTTCGCATGGTTGGCGCTGCGCATGGACGAAAAGGGGCTTTCCTTCTTTCACAGCGTGATTTGGGATAAACGGAATCCCGGCATCGGTTGGCGATATCGTCGTCAGCACGAGATGGTCATGGTTGCTCACAGAGCGGGTGGCCGGCTCATGTGGAATGAGGAAGTCGAGGCAATTCCCAACGTCATAAGCGCCACCAAGCCGCGCGATCTCTATCACCCGAACGAAAAGCCCCTGCGCCTTATGGAGCAGATGATCCGTGCACATACCGTTCCGGGGCAAGTCGTGCTGGACCCTTTTATGGGCAGCGGCAGCACTGGCGTCGCGGCTGCGAAATTGGGTCGCAGGTTCGTAGGGATTGAGCTTGACCCGGTGCATTTCGACACGGCGGTCGAGCGTATGGTGAACGCGCATCGACAGGGAGCGCTATTTGATGAACCGCGCATGGGCGCCGAGCAGCCGAGTTTGTTCGGGGAGGGTGAGTAATGGACTGGCTCGACCGCTGCCACTTCGGAGACTGCCGCGAGACGATGCGCGCGATGATCGCCGACGGCGCGAAGGTGCGGACAATCGTGACGTCGCCGCCGTATTACGGGCTGCGTGACTACGGCCACGTAGGCCAACTTGGACTGGAGAAATCGCCGGACGCTTACATCGCCGCGATGGTCGAGGTGTTCCGCGCCGCGCGCGATGTCCTGGTTGACGATGGCACGCTCTGGCTGAACATTGGCGATAGCTACGCCGGCTCGTGGGGTTCGCAAGGGCGCCAAGGCAACACCGGGCAGATGGCGGGCAGGTCTGTTGCCAACGTTCGTGAGCGGTCGAAGATACAAGCGGCACGCATCGAGGTAGGTGCTTATCCGTCGAAGGTGAACCGAACAGGCACGATTCCGGCGGCCTCCGACCTGAAGCCGAAAGACCTGATTGGCATCCCTTGGATGCTCGCGTTTGCGCTGCGCGCCGATGGCTGGTACCTGCGCCAAGAGATCATTTGGCACAAGCCGAATCCAATGCCCGAGAGTGTGCGTGATCGCTGCACCAAGGCGCACGAATCGCTTTTCCTCCTAGCGAAGTCCGGGCGCTATTTCTATCAAGCTGAAGCTATTGCGCAACCGCTTGCGGAAACGAGTGTCGATCGGTTGGGTCAACCGAACCTGCATAACCAAACAGGAAGCGACCGCGTGCCGGGCAAAACGAACGGCTCGATGAAAGCAGTCGGCCCGCGCATCGGTGGCAACAAGTACGGTGACGATGACCGCGAGGAATCGCGCACGAAATCGGGCAGTGAGTGGACCGGTGAAACCGGTCGCGCGAATCGGCGGTCGGTGTGGACGATTGCGACGACGCCCTATAAGGGCGCCCACTTCGCCACATTCCCTCAAGAACTTGTTGAGCCATGCGTGCTCGCGGGCTCGCGGCCAGGCGACATCGTGTTCGATCCGTTTTTCGGGAGCGGCACAACCGGCCAGGTCGCGCAGCGGCTCGGCCGCCATTTCATCGGCTGCGAACTGAACCCCGCATACGAAACGCTGCAGCGCGATCGTCTGCGACAGCCGGGTTTTGTGCTGGAGGTCTCGTGAACGATCGCGACTGGCACATCCGCATGGCGCGCACGTATCTCGCGGAAGCGGCGCGAGCACGGCACTACGGGCACTGGAGCTGGCACGCGACGCTGCTGTCATGGGTCGCGGGCAGACGCCGGCAGGCCGCGGCGATATCGCGCGTGCCGGCGCAAGGCGAATTGTTCTCTGATGCTCATCCCGCGACGGCATGCGCGTCTGCATATGGACTGTGCGAATGAACGCCCAGCCAAACCGCCTATTTTCACGCGTGCGCTTTCGAGCCGTGCAACTGCAGGCCAAGTGCCTTGATGACCTTCAGGATCGTCCCGAAGCTCGGATTACCGTCGCTCGACAACGCCTTGTACAGCCCCTCGCGCGTCAGGCCCGTGTCGCGCGCCACCTGCGCCATGCCGCGCGCCCGGGCAATGACGCCGAGCGCATGCGCGATAAATGTCGGATCGTCACCGCCTTCGAGCAAACAGGCTTCGAAGTATTCGGCCATATCGTCTTCGGTCTTCAGGTGTTCGGCCGAGTCCCACGGCCGGGTCTTGATATGTTGCATCACGCGAACGAGATCACTAGCTTTTTGCCGCAGGCTTCGGCGTATTTGCGCAGAGTGTCGAGCGAAGGTGAGTGTTGCCCAGACGCGAGGGCGCGCTCAAGCCGCGTGACGGCGGGCGCCTTGGTGCCCATGCGCTCAGCCACGTCCGCTTGGGTGAGGCCGGCGGCGCGCCGTGCCTCAAGCATCTGGTCAAGCAGGGCGTACTCTTCGCGGTTCAGCCGATCGTATTCCGCGCGCACTTTAGGGTCGGCAAGCGCGCGTTCGCGCATTTCCTTATACGTTGCCATTTCTGACCTCCAACAATCTCTTTCGAGCGGTTTCCAGTTCGTTCGCGGGCGTTTTTTGGGTTTTCTTCACGAAGCAGTGAAGCATCACGATGCGCCGGTCAATGACCGCGCAGTAAAACACCCTCGCAATACCCTCAGCCCCTTTGAGTCGCATTTCAAACAGACCGCCTCCCATTGCCTTGGTATGTGGTTCGCCGAGATTCGGCCCGTGTTGTTCCATACGGTCAGCCAAGGCGAAGAAGCGCGCAAGCAAGGTCTTCGGCAATGCGGCGATGCTGGTTTCGACCCGCTGGCTGTAGAAGCGGATTTGGTATGTCATGAAGAAAATAATAACATATTTGTTACGTCGATGCAAACGCGAAAGGCAACGAACGTGATCACGGCGGCGCGCGCGATCGAATTTGCAATCCAGGGCGACCTGGCTTATTCTGCGAGCAAGGAGCCTAGAAACTCCCATGCAGAGCGGTATCCACGCCCGCCAGTACGTGGTTTTTTTACGTCCGTAGTCCGTGCAGGACTACGCGCGTCCGGTCAATGGCCGGGAGGGCGACGGATACAAGACCCGCAAGGGAAAGAAGTCCGCCCAGCTCTGCATGGGTTTCTAGCCTCCCGGCCACCTCGCGGGATGCGCCTAGAAACGCTCCAGCGAGGCTTTGTCAAGCTCGCAGAGGAGCGTTTCATGCCGCATCCGTCCAACGAGGGCGTGCGTTCGCACGTCCCTACATCCCGCATCACATCCTCCAATGTCATCCCGCTGCCCACGGCAGCGCCTGAACGCGTTCGTCAGTCGTGGCGCGGTCGCTATCCAAAAACCGTATCTCGCCTCATTGACTTGCGTCGACGCCAGCAGCTGGACGCGCAGACCTCCGCGCCGGGTGAATTCGTGCTGTCACGCCGCCGCGACGGCCGCCTCGAAGCGAGCCTGAATGGCTGTTTCTCGGTCTCGAAGGAAAAACTTCGCAGCGCGCTAAATGCCGCGATGCGAAGTCTCGATGTCGGTGCATGGGATGCGTTATTCGAAGAGGTGGCGGAATGAACAACATTACGAATTCGGCCGCGCCGACCATGTCGAGCCGCGAGATCGCGGAACTGGTCGAGTCGCGTCATGACAAGGTAAAACAATCGATCGAGCGCCTCGCTGAGCGCGGCGTAATTCAACTTCCCCCAATGGGGGAAGTTAAAAACCACTTGGGCCAGACAGTCGCTGAGTACCGGATCTGCAAGCGCGACAGCTATGTGATCGTTGCGCAGCTTTCGCCGGAATTCACCGCGCGTCTGGTCGACCGGTGGCAGGAACTTGAAAATAGCGTCGCCGTTCCCGCGGTGGCCGCGTCGAAGCTCGCCGGCGCAATTGCGATCGCGGAATGTTTTACGCGCTTGCTCAAGCCCTCGGCGTCATGCCAGATGGCGATGCTCGCGCACATTGCAAAGGACTACGGCATTGAGCCGACCTTCCTGCCCGCGTACGCGATCGATGCAGCCCCAGATGCGACCGGCGGCAGTTCGATGCTGACCAAGCCGCTCACAGAGCTGCTCATCGAGCATGGCATCAAGATCCGGCCCCGAACCTATAACCCGCTGCTCGCGGACGCCGGTTTTCTGGCCGAGCGCACGCGCAAGAGCACGTCGAGCCACGCAATAGACGGCATCAAGAAGTTCTGGGTGGTCACGGACGAGGGCCTTCGCTTCGGGAAGAACGTGACGCATCCGAATTGCCCCCGCGAGACGCAACCACACTGGTACGTGGAACGGTTCGCGGAGATGCACTCGATCGTCTCGGCACGGCTTCAGGGAGGCGGCGAGTGAAGCCTTGGACATGGCGCCACGCCATCATCAAATCGCAGCTGCCGTCCACGACGCGTCACGTGCTGCTTACCCTCGCGTGTCATCTGAACGAACTCGGCGAGGACTGTTTCCCGTCAACAGAGCTGCTGGCGGAAGAGACCGGCCTGTCTGAACGATCCGTCTGCACTCATCTCGCAGTCGCCGCAGATCAGGGTTGGTTCGCCACTAAAAAGCATGGTTACGCCGGCAAGAAGTGGAAGCGCCACGAATACTTCCCTCAGATTCCGGATGGTTTCGTTTTGCCATCCAAGGACGATAAAGGCACTGAAGGACGTTCAGTGCCTCGCGCGAAGAAAGTTATCCACAAGGCACTGAATGACGTTCAGTGCCAAATTGATACAGGCACTGAAGGACGTTCAGTGCCTCAAGACGAAGGCACTGAACCTAACGACACGAAGGCACTGAACGACGTTCAGTCTAGTAGTTCAGTTAACCCTACAAAGAAAAGCAGCAGCAACGCGCACGAGGCACTGCCTGTGGACAACTCCAACGCCGAATCGCTGCTGCTGCTTTCGAACGAAGAACCCGACAAACCGCCGGCGGGGAAAATGCATCCGGGCGGTGATCCGCCGTTGACCCTCGACCAGAGCGTTTTGCTCGGCGTGCTGCGTGAACTCGAGGAGAGCCACGGCAAGGGCGGCGGGATCCCGCTTGCCAAAATCCGGTCGCACCTTGCGGCCTGGGCGGCGCGCTCAGTCAAGCCCGACGAACTGCGAGACGCGTATCGGCGCGCTGTGGCGGCGCGTGCGCGCGATAACGACGGCAGGCCAGTGAACGCCGGGTTTCTCGCCCGCTTCGTCGACGAGGTGCTGGCTCCGGCCGCGACTCCCGGCGCCGGTGATGCCGACAGCGGCGCGCCGTGGTACGAGTCGACCGACACTGCCGTGATCGAAGCCCGCGGTGCGGAGCTCGGCGTACGTGCCCGAAAGCATGAAGAGGCGATTGGCGCGTACCGGGTGCTTGTGGTGGCGGCTTCGCGCGAGAAAGCGGCGATCGCATTCGTTCTGGCGGACGCCAGGAAATTCAACGATGAGCGGCTGTACCAGTTCGCCCGCACCCAGTTCGGCGATGCGCTCATGCCCGTGGACGACTACGCGTCATGAGCAAGAACTCACTCCGCTTTCCCGAGAGTGCGATCGCTGGTGGCCGTTTCGGCACCGCGCGTATCAGCGGCGAAATCAGCAGTGCGGCGGCGCGCCTGAATTCGGCCGAGCCGGTCGCGCTTGATACACCGATCGCTCAACTCGTCAGCGGCGCACACAGCCCGCGCAATCGCGACCTCGGTCGCCTTGGTGGCGGAACGATGAACGGGCTGGAAAAGCGTTACGCCGCCCACCTCGACATGCTGCGACATGGGGGCGACGTCCTGTGGTTTCGCTTCGAAGGTCTGAAATTCCGGCTTGCTGACCGCACGTTCTACACGCCCGACTTCGCGGTGATCGTCGCGAGCGGCGCGCTCGAACTGCACGAGTGCAAGGGATTCATGGAGGAAGACGCGAACGTGAAGATCAAGAGCGCGGCTTCGCAATACCCGTTCACGTTCCGGTTGGTGCGTAAGGCAAAAGGCGGCGGCTTCGATATCAGGGAGGTTGGCTAGATGGGCACACTGTGGAGTGAAAAGGAAAAGCGCACGCTGAAGCGCATCTGGAAATCGCCGAAGCCGTTGGATAGCCATATCCACCTGCTGCCGGGACGTTCGGTCGATTGCGCTCGCGCGTATGGGCGAAGCATCGGATTGCCGAAGAAACAGCGCACACATGCCGCGAGCCGCGAGCGGATTGTCCAACTCATGAAAGACAAGGTGGCTCGAACCGGCTCGGAAGTTTCGAAGGCCGTCAATCTGGACAGAAAAACTGTTCGCGATCTGCTCGTGAGCCTGATAGCGCTGGACAAGGTGCATCTGACCGGCGAATACGGTCCTTACAAAGCGGCCTACTACCAGTTTGGGCCGACACCGGCAGGCAAGCCGAAATTGACCCGCGCGCGGCCCGAGCCGCGTGGAGAAGCGCGGCGGCGCGCGATGGCAGAAGCGAAAACCGAAGAGGAGCTGGATCGGCTGCTCGACGCTGCGTATCGAGCGCCGGCCCGCTGGTGGCCGCGCGCTGATCCTGTTGTGATTGCTGCGTTCGGTGCGATGGTGCGCGCGGAGGCTGTGCAGCCATGAAGCGCACCACGCCGCTCGCGCGTACCGGCTTCAAGCGCAAAGTGCCGGGTGTGTTCAAGGCGCAACTCGACCGCACTACGCAAACGCTGATGCGCAAGGTGGCGATCAAGCGCAAGCCACGCAAGCCGAAGTCTGGCGACGATAAGCGGATGCGCGACGCGTGCCGCGACGAGCCGTGCTACCTGCGGATTCCGGGCGTGTGCACGAGCGACCCGAGGAAGAGCGCACCGGCGCACCGCAACGAAGGGAAGGGCATGGGCCTGAAGACTGCCGACTATTTCACTGTGCCGGCCTGCCCTACGTGCCACTACGAATATGACCAGGGCAAACGCTTTCTTCGCGATCACAAGCGGTCACTGTGGAACATGGCGTTCGCTCGGTGGGAGCCGATGCGCGCGACCAAGATGGGACTGGAATCGCAGGAGGCAGCGTAATGCAGGTGTTTGTGAATCTGGCGCTGAAGTCGACTCGCAGCGTGCGCGGCAACCGGGCGTCGACGTTTCACAGTGGATGGTTCACGGTCACGCGGTTGTACGGCCCGGTTCGCGAGTCGTATCTGAGGGGCGAATTGGGTCGCGGCTACATCTGGGCTGACATCGAAATTCCTGACGACTTGCGTGATCACGTTTCGGTCGCCGGCTTCAACGCAGACGGAACGATCCGCGTCCAGGTATGGGCGAACACGCATAGGAAGACGCTGGCGGCGTTTCTCGCCAGTGGTGATCGGGAATGGGACGTGAGGGAGCGGGCAGCATGAACGTTGTCGAACTGACCGGCGCCGACCTCGACTACTGGGTCGCGCGCGCCGAGGGATACGACGCGGAGGTCATCGCCATGCATGGCTGGCGGTACTGCCGCATCGATGTGCCGTATCACGGATACCAGGTGTACGAACCCACGCAGAACGAAATGCTCGCTGCGCGGATCATGCAGAAGCACTTTTATACCGTCGGCCCGGCACCGCTCGAAGATCAGAACGAGCACGGCGGCGCGCTGCGCGTCTGGATGGCCGAAGCGCAGATGAACCCCGGGTTTCATGGCTTGTGCAAGGCCGATTCGCCGTGGGTGGCAATCTGCCGGCTGCGGGTCGCGGAAGCGTTTTGGGGACGTTAGCGGTGTGTTCAGGTGAGCTTTTTCGGGAGCGGAGATGATCAGTCGAGCGAAGCTTGATTCGGAGATCGGGAACTGGGTGCGCTGGTGCTGGAGCGGGCCGGGAGACGCGCCCGAAGGCAGTGGATGCATTTCCGCTGAGTGTTCATATATCGCACCTAGCGATCTGTGCGATGTATCAGAAGACGATCCGCCGGCAGTCGATGTCGACAGCGCTCTGATCGTGCAGGGCGTTTATGACTCAATGTACATGCCGGAGCGCAAGGTAATGCAGGCCGAGTACGTGTGGCGCGAGCGTTACGGTCGCCATCTCGGGATATGGGTTGCGGCCTGCATGATCGATGTTTCCCCGCGGCTGTATTTGCAGTTGCTCGAAACCAACAGGCAAAAAATCAGGAGGGCTTTTGGATGAAATACGCGCGCGAGGTTATGGAATTGATGGGGCGACATCCGCGCCGCTGGTTTCCGATGCGCGAAATCGTGACCTATGTCATCACGCGTGTCCCTGACGTTCAGCGTGACGCTGCACGTCAAGGGGTTTTGCGGGTGCTTGACCGACTACATGAGTGCAAGTCTATTGCGATTCGCAGGCCCATTCGTAAATCTGGCTCAAGCCCGCTGTATCGGTGGCGCAGCCAAAAGCGCGACATGTAGTTGTTGAAAAGCGCGACAGAATCCGCGACATTAGCGCCGGGAAGTTGCGTTTGCAGCAAACGTAGAAGATGAAGCCCGCTAGGTGAAAGCCAGCGGGCTTTTGCAATTTTGAGTGGGCTTTTACTTTTCGGTCTTACAGGACACGCATGAAAATCACCGTGACCGCCGCAACCAGCCCAGTCGCGCAGCCGAGCGGTGTGGCGTTTTCAAGGATCGAATTCGAGCTGTCGCGGGTGGATGGCACCGGGGAGACGGCGTTTTCGATGGTTGATGCGCCTCCTTACGTCGCCGGCTTCGATGTCGATCCGGGGCAATACGCTGTCGTCATTGTTTCGCGCGATACCCGCGGACGGGCGATTGGCGAGATGACGAGGCATTTTGAAGTGGATGCTGGCGGGACGGTGATTTAACGGGGCAAGGGAATGGGCGTCATTCAGGTCAACGTCCGGGGAGACTTCGAGAAGCTGCCGCTGAAACTGCGCATGTTCGCGCGCGACTTGCCCTTTGCTGTTTCGCTGGCTCTGAACGATACCGCGTTCGACGCACGCAAGACGATCCAGGGCGAGACGCTCCCGCAGACGTTCACGCTGCGCAACCGGCGCACGCAGAGTGGCACAAAGGTTGACAAGGCGAGCAAGCAGTCACTCACGGCCACAATTGGTACGGTTGACTGGTGGACCGCTGAGCAGGTCTCAGGTGCGAAGCGTGCGGCTGGCAACGAGGGCCGCGAGAGCGTGATGGTGCAGGGAAGGCCGTATCTGGCGATACCCGCGATCCATAATGCGCCTTCGAAGGTTGTTACGAAATCCCAGCGCGCGAGCGCACTGATCGCGAAGAACAAGGCGTTCGTGGTCAGGCTTCGGAAGTCCGGTCAACTCGCTGTCGTGCGCCGTGAGGGCGGCGAGCGCTATCCGTTGAAGGTGCTCTTCATCCTGAAACCAGTCGTGCAGCAGAAGAAGCGCTTCGAACTGGAAGCGGCGGTCGCAGATGAGGTGCGTCGGCGGTTTGGTGCCCGTCTCCAGAAGAGACTCGCCGATGTCGCCCGCAAGGCGGGCGCGACGTGAAAGAGCCGCCCGACGGGCATTCTGGAGGTTCCATTCAGCGCGCGGCGACCTCGCGGGTCCTTTCAGCGCTGCGGTGCAGCGCGGGATATGCGGCGACCCCCGGTATTTAAGTAATTTTCGGCCCCGAAATGGGGTCAATCACAATCACAATCGCGCTGTTACGCGTTTTGAAACAATCGCGCAGCGCTTTTGTGCATGCGGATTGCAGCGATTAGCGATGCGCGAAAACGTTGTGATCGCATGTGACTTTCGGCCCCTTATTTGTGACTGGCAAACGACAGGCAGAGCGACCGCGAAACAGCAAACCAGATGACACAGCACAGGCGTCCGCCGATTTCGAGGTTTCGGTCCAGTGGCTCGTGGAATTCGGCCCGTATTCATCGCGTGAGCAGATCATCCGGCTCGCGAATGAGGGCGTGACGGTCAAGGCTGCACGCGGTCTGTACCTTGCCGGCCTGAGCCTGCGCAATCTCTATCAGCGCGAGCTGGACAAGGTCAAGGATGCGCAGCTCGACGACGCGGACCCTTACAGGCAGGCGCTGATCGACAACCTGCATGCGAAAACCCGCCTGAACGAACTGGAACTCGCGCGCCTGGAGGGCGAACTGATGCCGGTCTCGGGGCACGTCGAGCAGATGGCCGAGATGGCGAAGTTTTTCGCGACATTCCTCGATACGCTGCCCGATGTGCTGGAGCGTTCCGTCGCCCTCACTGCTGATCAGGTTGCGGAACTGGTCCGGAAGATTACCTCGGTGCGAGCCGATCTCTACAAGAATGCGCTATCTCTCGTCATACCCGATAAACAACCTGTCGAGCGGGCGGCAGGAAGCGGCGGCGACGATGGAGATTCTCCTGCCGCCGAAGCGAAACCGCGTCAGCGAAAGCGCAGTCGAAAACCTGCGGATTAGCACGCCAGGCGGATATGAAGGGCCGTGGGATCCGACCATCACGCCGTATATGGTCGAGCCGATGGACTGCCTGACGCAGCGCGATCTGGAGGCCGTAGCATTTGCCGGCATCGCACAAAGCGGAAAGACGAACGGGCTGGTCGAAGGGTGGATGGTGTATTCGGTTATCGACAGCCCCGCCGACATGATGGTGGTCCACGTGACGCAGGACGACGCCCGCACGTTCAGCCGCGACCGGGTTGACCGTGCAATTGAGGCGAGCCCTGAACTCCGCGCGAGGCTGTCGAAAGGCGGCAACGACGACAACGTATTTGACAAGCTGTTTCGTGCTGGAAACCGGGTGCGCATCGGCTGGCCGACGCCGGGCAAGTTCCGCGGGAAGAACATTCCACGCGTGGCGATGACCGACTACGACGGCTATCCGCCAGACGTCGGAGGTGAGGGTGGCGCATGGGTGCTCGCGAAGAAGCGCACGACGTCGTTCATGTCCGGCGGCATGACGCTCGCCGAGAGTTCGCCCGGTTTCGAGATCACCGATACGGACTGGAAGCCGTCAACCGAACACGAAGCACCGCCGTGCGACGGAATTCTCGCGCTGTATAACAGCGGCGACCGGCGGCGCTGGTATTGGACTTGCGGGCACTGCGATGAGCTGTTCGAGGCCTTCAGCTGGCCGGAGCATCCGAAGAGCATCCTGCATTGGGATACATCGATTGAGGATCCGGAGATCGCCGGGCAGACTGCGCACGTGATCTGCCCGCATTGCGGAGTCGTCATCGACGAATCGAAGAAGGCGTCGATGAACCGGGCCGGAAAATGGCTCGCGGAGAACTGGCGCACCGGCAATCCGCGTACCTCGAAGACGGCTTCATTCTGGATGTTCGGCGTGGCCGCGGCGTTCCAGTCCTGGTCAAGCCTCGTTTCGAACTACCTCAAAGCGAAGCAGGTCGAGCAGGTTACCGGCAACTGGCGAACGTTGAAGGCAACGTTGAACGTCGACTGGGGCGTGCCGTACGCGGCGCCGCAAACGGCCGTGGCCGCTGACCCGGACGTCTACGAGGCGCGGGCGGAGCAGGCGAGCAAACGCAGGATCTGGGGCGATGTCCGCTTCCTCACGATGGCGATCGACCAGCAGAAACATCGGTTCGTGGTGCAGGTGCTGGGCTGGGGGCCGGACGGCGAGCGCTGGGTCGTGGATCGCTTCAACGTCACCGAGTCAGACAGACTGGGTGAAGATGGCAAGCCGTTGCGGATCGAGCCCTTCACCCACGCGGAAGACTGGAGTCAGCTCGACAGGATCATCGATCGGCAATATCAGACCGACGATGGAGCGGTGCTGGAACCACGGATGGTGGTGATCGATTCTGGCGGGATGGATTCCGCTACGGAAAACGCCTATGCGTACTGGCGCAGGCTGCATCGGCTTGGCAGAGCTGAGCGCGTGATGCTGATCAAGGGCGGTTCGAACCGCAACGCACCGCGATACGAGCGATCGCGCCCGGAAGCGAAGCGCTCGGGCGTGCCGCTCTACATCCTGAATGTCGATCAACTGAAGGATGAAGTGGACCGGTCTCTCAGCCGGGAGGGACCGGGGGCGGGCTACATCCACTTCCCGAACTGGCTGGGACCGTGGTTCTACAAGGAACTGACGGCTGAAGTCCGCACACCCGCCGGCTGGCGCCGGCGCAACAAGCAGCAGGGCAACGAGGCACTCGATCTGCTCGTCTACAACCTCGCCGCGTACCTGGTGCTGAACGGCGAATTCATCGACTGGAAAAAACCGCCTTCGTGGGCACGGCCGCTCTCCGAGCAGGCCGGGGCGCGCGAGGATGAGTATTCCTCCTTCGCAGCCATCGGCAGGAAAATGAACTCATGAGCGATACAACGCTTCCGACGTGTGGGCAGATGCTCGCGGACGCCATCAAGGCGTACCTCGCGTTGATGAACGGCAAGCGCGAGGTCGTCACGGTCAAGTCTCTCGGCGCCGAGACGCAGTATGGCCGGCGTGACGGGCCTGCGCTGCTCGCGCTGATCCGCAACCTGAATCAGCGTTGCCCGTGCGAGCAGAGCCTGGCGATCCTCGGCTATCCGCGCAGCCGCGCGCCGATGCGGCCGGTTTATATCGATCACGGATGGGCGGGTGGCGTGCCCGTGCGTCGCGGGCCGCTATGAGTGGGGGCGACAACCAGATCGTCGACCTGAACGGCGCGCCGATCTTCAGCAGCGGGAACCGCCTTTCGCCAGGCGCGGCGGCATGGAAGGCAGGCTCATTCGCGAACCGTGAGCTGGCGCACTGGCGGCCGGCGCTGCGCAGCGCTGATCGCGACATGCTTGCGGAAAAGGGCATCGTCGAGGGGCGCGCCCACGATCTTTCGCGCAATAACGGCTATGCACGCGGGGCGCTGCAGAGTTCGCGGGACAAGGTGGTCGGCGCGAAGTACCGTTTGCAGATCAAGCCGGACTACCGCGTGATCGGCATCGACTTCGATGCTGCGAACGAATGGGCGTCGGCGGTTGAGCATGAATTCATGCTTTACGCGGAGGATCCCGAGTGCCTGATCGACGCGACGCGACGCCGGACGTTCACGCAGATCCTGCGCGAATGCGTCGGTACCGAGATGCTGCAGGGCGAGGCGGTGATGTCGCGCGAGTGGCGGCCCAGCTATGCCGGGTATTCGACATGTTTTCGCACAATTGAGCCGGAGCGCCTGTGCAATCCCAAGGGCGCGATGAACACCGACAGGCTTCGCGGTGGTGTCGAGCTCGACCGATGGGGCGCCGCGAGTGCGTACTGGGTCCGCACACGGCACCTGAGCGACATTTTCAGCGTGGTGGGGCAGTTCGAGTGGGATCGCTATCCGATCCGAAACCGCTTCGGTGATCTGAACATCATCCATGTGTTTGAGCCGGAGCGGCCCAACCAGACGCGCGGATTTTCGCAGTTCGCGTCCATCATCCAGAAGATGAAGATGATGGACCGCTTCGAGGACCTGGAGATGGAGGCGGCCATCATCGCAACGACCTACGCGATGGCGATCCGCTCTGAATTCGGTCCCCGGGCGGCGCAGGAGGCAATCGGTGGATTCAGGCAGCAACTGCTCGACTATATGGGGGCGCGCAACGAGTTTTACGGTGATCGCGACATCGCGTTCGACGGGGTGAAAATTCCGTTCCTGTTCCCGAACGAGAGTATCGAGTTCACGACGCCGAATCATCCGAACGCGAACGCGGATTCGTTTCACGCGTGGATGCTACGGCACTGCGCGCGTGGCACGAACACGAGTTACGAGGAAATCTCGGGCGACTTCTCCCGGGTAACGTACAGCAGCGCGCGCGCGGCAATCGATATTTCGTGGAAGTACGTGACGGGCAAGCGCGCGGGGTTTGTTAACCGTCTCGCGTCACTCATGCTGCGTGCGTGGTGCGATGAGGCAATCATGCGCGGCCGTATCACCCCGCCCGCCGGCGTCGACTACTGGCAGAACCGGGCGGCGCTGACCAATGCCGAGTGGATCGGTTCCGGCAAGATGGTGATCGACGATCTGAAAGCGGCGCGCGCGAACCAGTTGCGCATTGCCACACACGAGTCGACGCTTTCCGATATCTGTGCGGACAATGGCGATAACTGGGAAGACCAGATCGAGCAGGCGGCCCGCGAGCAACGTCTGATGGAGGAGTTGAACGTTGCGCCGCCTGCGCTACCTACCGCCTCGGGTGGCGTGGGTGGCGTGGGTGGTTCAGGCGGCAATGGCGGCAATGGCGGCAATGGCGGTGGGCATAGCGGCGTCGTCGACGATGCGGAAGATGGCGACGGCGAGAGCGGAAACAGCAACGGCCCCGATCAACCGGACCGGACGGAATGAACAACTATCCCCATATTGTCGCGCGTGCGCTAAACCGGCCGCTGCTGGTCGAGCCAGGCTACGCGCGAGTTTTCTTTTCGGCGCTTGCGCCACGTCTGCAGATCGACACGCTGACGACGGTCGAGCAGGAGACGCTCGACGGCAATGCAATGGCGGGCGCGCTAAAGGCTTACGACCGTGCGAGTGGCTGGCGTGCCTACCAGGTGGTCAACGGCGTCGCCGTGATCCCTGTGAACGGCACCCTCGTGCACAAGAACATGGCGCTCAATCCGGTATCGGGCATGCAGGGGTACGACGGCATCGAGGCGAAGCTCGACGGCGCACTCGCCGATCCGGAGGTGCGCGGCATCCTGTTCGACATGAATACGCCGGGCGGCGAAGTCTCCGGGGTGCATGACCTCGCCGCGAAAATCACTGCCTCGACGAAACCGGTGTGGGCGCACGCGAACGAGCTGGCAGCGAGCGCCGGCTACTGGATCGCGAGCGCGGCTGACCGTGTGGTGCTGTCGGAGACAGCCGAAGTCGGCAGCATTGGTGTGCTGATGGCACACGCCGATTATTCGAAAGCGCTGCAGGATGACGGCATCAACGTCACGTTGATCCACGCCGGTGCGCACAAGGTTGATGGCAACCCGTACGAGCCGTTGCCCGAGGATGTGCGCGACACGTTCAAGGCGGAGATCGAGGAACTGCGCAGTCTCTTCGCGCAGGCTGTCGCGACTGGCCGCGCGAGGACTGATGGCGGCCGCGGGATGAGTGTGCAGGCGGTGCTCGACACCGAGGCTCGTATCTATCGTGGGCAGCAGGCTGTGGAGGCAGGTCTTGCCGACGCGGTGATGCCCTTCTCTGAAGCGCTCGACGCGTTTTCCAGACAACTCTCGACAAGGAGTCGAATCATGAGTATCGAACAGGCTCGCGCCGACGCGCCGGGTGCAGACGTGATCGCGCGGGCGGATGCCTCGCGCATGGCCGAGCAGGCACGCGAGGAAGGGGTGCGAGCCGGCGCGGAAGCCGGGGCCAGTGCTGAGCGCGAACGGATCGCCGCGATTCTGGGCCATGCCGAAGCCGCAGGCCGTCAGAATTCGGCACGAACGCTGGCACTCACCCCCGGCATGTCGCCGGAAACGGCTGCCACGCTGCTCGCCGGCCTGCCGGTGGAAGGCGCGGGCCGCTCGCTCGAGCAGCTTGCCGAAACCGCGAACGTGAGACACGACGCATCATCATCGTCGTCGGAGGCGAAGGGGGCCGACTTCAAGCAACGCACCGCAGAACTGTGGAAGGCCCACGGCCACCGCGCCGCGTGATCTTCGGATCGACCACTACCAGGGAGTCAGACATGAACTTTTACCCGGAACGCGATCCGGCGCTCGTTGATATCACGCAGGCTGGCAGTATGCGCGTGAGCTTCTCGCCGGATCAGCTCATCGCGAGCAACGACATCTCGTTTGCCGAGGTGTTCATTGCTCCCGCAGTGGCTTATCAGCGGGGAGCGCTGCTTGCATTCGATGAGGTGACGAACACCGCACAACCCGCCGCTGCCGCGAGCGATGTCGTGATGATTTGCCCGTTCACGATCACCGCCGAGCAGGCGAGCGCGCAGCAAGGTCTGCACATGCAGGTCTATTGCGAAGGCACGTTTAACGAAGATGCGCTCCTGCTCGCGGGGGCGCCGCTCTCCGACGCCGATCTCGTGACGGTCAAGGGCAGGTTCAATGCGGGAGGCAACATCCGCCTGCGCAAGATGACCTGACCGTATCCGTTGCCATCAGGAAGCCGTCATACGGGCGGCTTTTTTGTTTCCGAGGGGCTGCCAGTTGCGCAGCCCTTTTCTTTTCAGGGAGGGCGCATGGACGCGCTGAGTCTTTACGACACCGCGGAGCTGCTGCAGCTCATCGAGACGGTGTTCGAGCCGGAGCAATTTCTGGTCAATCGCTTTTTTCCGACGGTTCACGAGTCGACGACGACGCAGATCCTGTTCGATCGTTTCACCGAAAACGAATCGATTGCACCGTTTGTCTCGCCGAACGTCGCCGGCCGGCCGATGAGGCGTGAGGGCCGCTTCACGGATGCGTTCCGTCCGGCGTACGTGAAGCCGAAAATGACGATCACGCCGGACGATGCGTTTCGCCGGGCGGCGGGCGAGCAGGTGGGCGTCGGTACGATGAGTGCTCAGGAACGCTTCGATATTGCCGTGATGATGGGGCTGCAAAAGCAGCTTCGCTCCATCGAGCGTCGTCTTGAGTGGATGGCGGCATCCGCGCTCACACGCAGTTCGGTCACCGTGGTCGGAGACGGCTATCCATCGGTGACCGTGGACTTTGCGCGCAACCCGTCGCACACGATCGAGCTGCTCGGTGACGACGCGTGGTCGAACCCCAACGTCGAGATCGGCGACGATCTTGAAGACTGGTCGATGCTCGTTCTCGAAGCGACTGGCGCGGCGGCGACCGATGTGATCATGACGCCGGACGTGTGGCGGGTGCTGATGCGGAATTCGAATTTCCGCGAGTTGTTCAAGACGTTCCAGAGCCTGGGTGGCTCGCTGCCTGGCATCTTGCCGGCTGTGCAGAAGCGCAACCTCTACAAGGGGCAGTTCGGCAGCTTCCACCTGTGGGTCTATCAGGACTGGTCCCGCGACGAAGACGGCGTGAAGCATAAGTACATGCCGCCCGGGACCGTGACGATGGTCGCGGCCGGTGAGACCGGGGTGGCGGGCGTACAGGCGTTCGGTGCGATCCAGGACATCCGGGCGCTTCAGCCGATGCGCTGGTTCCCGAAGATGTTCGAGCAGGACGATCCGTCCGCGCTGGTCCTGCTCACCCAGTCGGCGCCGCTGCTTATTCCGGTGCGTCCCGACGCGACTGTCTCGGTGCAGGTGCTGCCGCCGGCTGACGAGATGGGCGAAGAGGAAGCAGACGAAGCGCCCTGAAACAAGCCTTTCTGATATGGAGAATCCATGAAACTGACTGCCAAATGCCGCATCAAGATTTGCGGCGAATATGTGCTGCCTGGCGAGACGCTGGAAGTTGATGAGTCGGTCGCGACAGGTCTGATCGCCCGCGGTCGCGCGGAAAAGGCCACGGCCGTGTCCATGCGTCCGAAGAAGACGGACGAGCCCGGAAAGATCACCGTCAAGGCAACCGAGACAAAGACCGCCCGGGCGGCAGGCGACCCGGGCAAGGCGTCGTAATGCCCACTCAATGGCTGCCGGATGGCTATACGAGCCCCTGGCAGGAGAACTTCGACGAGGCGGTGCGCGACCAGATTGCGGAGTACGGCGAATGGGTCGAGCACCGGCCATTCGGTGCGCCACCAGAATGGGTGTTCCTGCACTTCGTCGCACCGCAGGACAACATCGGTCTGGGTGGGGGCATCGAGATCGCGGAGCGCAACCCAGAGCTGCGCGGTATTGATTCGGATTTCGCAACGCCTGTGCGTCAGTACGACCAGATCTCCGCCGGTCATCCGCGTAACGGCCAGGGGTCGATGGTTGTGGTGCGTGGGGTGATCTACGAGGTGCGCAATCCGCAGCGCAGTGCTTACGGCGAGATCCGCATCGACATCGTGGATTCGGGCCGGCGCGACGAGACGTTCGCGGCCCGTCGTGCGGCATTCCTGCAGGGGCAGTCTGATGCTTAAACGCACGCTTATCCGGCAGGCGGTCGTGCAGATCCTGCTCGACCCGGCGACCGCGCTCACGAGCGGCTCATGTGAAACAGGGCTGACCGCCGCATTGGACCGGGTCTATGACAGCCCGTCTGATCCATGGCAGGTCGCCGCGGATCTGGGCGTGCCAACCTTGATCGCCGTGTACACCGGGGATGAGACCGGCGACCAGGGCAATAGCGACTCGGGCGACCAGAGCGCGCACGTCGAAATGGAACTGGCCATCGAGATGTATGCCGCTGGCCAGACTGATTTCGCTACCGAGGCGCTGCTCGACGAACTCGAGGAGCAGGTTCGCCGCAAGGTGTTCTTCGACGATCGCTTTTACAACCTTCGCATCGTCGATGAAACCGGCCGACAGGTCGCGCATGAACCCCTTGTCCATTCGATCCGCGGCTATCAGTCGAGGCGCACGTTCAGTTCGGCGGGCGAGCGGCGCGCGGGCGTTCGCATGCTTGCGATCACGGTCAGGTACGTAGAGAACTGTCTGCCGCCCGAGATCATTACGGGCGCGTGCCTCGCTCCGCCGACGCTGCACTGCATGAAGTCCGCCGTGATTGTCGGCACGCAGGCTGTCCCGTTCGGTATGCACTACGCGGACGTACCAGTCGGCATCTCGGTGTCCACCTGAAGGGAGTGAATGATGGAAATCATCAAGGTCCGGCCGCTGCGGGGTGACGTGCTCATGCCCGAACGCGGCTTCCGGAAGATGAAGGGGGCGGGCGAGCGCGTACCGCGCAACACCTACTACGAAAACCTGCTGCGCTTTGGCGACATCGCGCAGGAGCCGGTGACGAAAGCCGCGAAGAAGCGGGTGAGCCCCGCGAACGCGGCAGCCGGAACGGACACGGAGGCGAACTGATGTCTGATCTTGCGATTACGGGCGTGCCCGATGGCGTGCGCGTGCCGTTCCTCTATTTCGGCGTCGACAATTCGAAGGCCAGCTACTTTCAGGCGTCCGAGCGCGTGCTGCTGATCGGCCAGCGTCTGCCTGATGGCACCGCGCCGGCAGGCGCACCCGTGCAGATCTTCGGTAACGAGGACGCGCTTTTCGGGGCGGGGTCGATGCTGGCTGACATGGCGCGCATCGTGCGCCTGAAGAGCGGCTTTGCTGAAATGTGGGCGCTGCCGCTTGACGACGCCGCGGCGGGCGTAGCCGGAACGTGGACCGTGACCGTCGATGTCGACGCAAGCGCGCTGACGGTCGCCGGCAGCGTGGGCATCCATATCGGCGGCTTCCGGTGTGCGGCGGCGGTGCTGCCCGGCGATGAGCCGCAGGATATCGCCCAGGCGCTGGCCGATGCGATCAACGCAGACTCGCACGCGAAGGTGCTCGCTGCTGCCGACGACGGCGTGATTACGCTCACCGCGAATCACAAGGGACTCACAGCTGGCCAGATCGATGTGCGCGTGACATACAACGGTGTGGGTGCGCCCGTCGCCGGGGTGACCCTCACGGTTGCGCAAACGCAGATGGGGACGGAAAACCCGGCGCTCAGCGCCGCACTCGCGACGCTCGCGGACGAGCCCTACAAGTGGGTGGCGCTGCCCTACACGGACGCCTTGAGTCTCACGACGATGCGCCGGTTCTTTGACGACCAGAACGGCCGGTGGGCGGCAATGCGAATGATCTACGGTCACGCGTTCAGCGCGCGCACGACCGACTCGCCCGCGCTGCTCGTGCAGTTCGGCGGCACGGTGAACGACCAGCATCTGTCCGTGCTCGGCATCTACGGCACGCCCAGCGCACCGTGGGAGGTAGCCGCGGCGCTCGCCGCCTATGGGCTCGTTCACCTGTCCGATGCGCCAGAGCTATCCCGACCGGAACAGACACTCGAACTGCCCGGCATCTTTGCGCCCGAAGTCCCGGATCGCTTCGACCGGACGGTGCGGCAAACGCTGTACTACCGGGGCATCGGTGGCTATACCGTCACTCAGGAGGGTGCGGTACGGCTGGACCGACTGCTGACGACGTATCAGGTCAACGGCCTGGGCATCGCGGATACGTCCTTTCTGGACGTCACCACGCTTGCGCAGCTCATGTACTTCATCGAGTACGTGAACAACGGGATCGCAACTGCATTTCCGCGCGTGTCGCTCAAGGATGACGGTAATCCTGTTTTCCCGGGCCAGTTCGCCGTGACGCCAGGGCGCATCAGGACCTACGTGATCGGGCTCGCCGATCACCTCGCCAATGCGAACGTGATCGAGAACGTGGACCGGTTTGCCGACCTGCTCGTGGTAGCGCGGGACAGCACCGATCCGAACTGCGTGAACATGATCCTCCCGCCAGATTTCGTGAACCAGTGGCGCATTGGCAAGATTCTCGTGCAGTTCTACAACCAGTATCCGGCAACGACCTGAGCGTCGCCTGATCCCTCAACCCGCCCGGCAATGTCGCCGGGCTTTTTATTGATGGAGGGCGCATGGGCAACTGCGCAATCGCTGGCCGCTTCTATCTCACGATTGGGGGAAAACAGATTTCTGCGCGCGGCGCGTTCGATATCCAGCCGCTCAATTACGAGCGCGAGGGTGAGGCCAATCAGGACGGCACGATCTTTGTCTCCGAGAAGGCGGTTCCCGCGGAGGCGAGCGGGTCGCTGTCGTACTCGCGCGATCTCAATCTCGAAACGCTGTACCAGATTTGCGGCGTGCCAGCCACGATCGAGCTGGTCAATGGCGACACGTTCGTATTTCCCGCAGCGATGGTTGTTGGCACGCCAAAGCTGAACACCGAGAAAGGCGAAATCAGCGATTTCAAGATCATCTCGCAGACGTGCCGTCGCGTGCTGGGCGCGTAGCCGGCATCAAAAGCAAACGCCCCGAACGGTTGACAGCAGCCGGGGCTTTCTGATCTGAACTTTACGTTGAATGGAATGATGAGCGATATCACACAAACCGAAGCCCTTGAGCCCCGCGCCGAACGCGTCGTCGCGCTGTCGAAGCCCGTGGTCGATCAGGACGGCGTCGAGCACGCAACGCTGACGCTGACCCAGCCGAATGGTCAGGCGTATCTGAAGATCGGCGACCCATGGACGCCAGTGTTTGGCGACGAGGGCCAGCGCGGCATCGAGACAAACCGCAGTCGGCTGATTGCATACGTCTCCGACGTGACAGGTATTCATCGACCGATTCTCGCAAGGATGCCATTTCGCGACATCCAGAAGGTCACGGACGAGATGATGCTTTTTTTCGGCTGATGCCGTCGAACCTTGGCGAGCTGATCGATGATCTCCTGTTCCAGTACAGGCTGGGGTGGCGCACGGTGGGTGAGATGACGCTCGACACGATCCTCATTGCGCATGCTCGCGGCATGCGATTCGACGAACGCGCCCGAGGCGGATAACGCATGGCAAATACCTTTAAAGCCCAGGTCGATATCGTCGGCAACGAGGGCGTAAGCCAGGTGCTCAATACCGTCTCGCATAAGTTCGCGAATGTGTTCGATGGCATCGCACGGCGAACGAATGGTGTGATGAACGGCATGTCTGAATCGGTCGGCAGCAAGCTTCAGCAGCTTGCGAACACGACGAAGGGCCTGTGGGGACCCTCGGGCGTACTCGGGGCGGTGGGCGGGGCGCTGGCGATCGGCGGCACGGCACACGCGATGGGGCAGTTTGCCGAGCAGGTCGCGCAGCTGAAGGGTATGGCAGGTAGCATCGGAATGCCAGTCGAACAGTTCCAGCAGTGGCGTTTTGCTGCCCAGCAGGCGGGGGTGGAGGCCGGCATGCTCACGAACGGGCTCGCGAGGTTGGGTGAGACGGCGTTTCAGGTCGCCCAAGGAGGCGCAAAGGAGCAGGCGAAACTCTTTCAGGCGATGCACGTCGCGGTTCGCGATCAGCAGGGTAATGTCCGCGGCATCTCCGATGTCGCGATGGACGTGGCCGAACGCTTCCGTGAGCATATCCAGCGTATCGACCAACTTCGAAAGCAGGGCAACTTCGCACTCGCCGGCCAGCTCGAAGCCGAAACGAACAATGCCGCTCAGCAGATGTTTGGCATGAAGGCACGAGAGGTGGCCGGGTTGCTCGCGCAGGGGCGCGAGGGACTTCAGAGGGCATTCGACGATGCGAACAGGACTGGCGGCGTCTTTGGCGAAGAGCAGGTGGAGAAGATTGAGAGTTACGCCAAGGCGATGAACAAGCTGCAGTTCGCCAAGCAGGGTCTCGTGGCAGGTCTGTTTGCGGACAAGATGCAGGTGATGGCCAACAAAATGGCTGGGCTCGCCATGAAGATTGGCGAGTTCACCAGAAAGCATCCAGCGATCATGAAGACGGTAAGCTCGGCGCTGGTGCTGGCCGCAGGTCTCACGAGCGTTGCCACGGCAGCCAAGCTCGCGGGAATGGCGTTCCGGTTCATCGGCGTGGCGAACCCATGGATGCTTGCGCTCGCGGCGGCTGCGGCACTCGTCTACGCGAACTGGGAGAAGATCGAACCCGTTCTTGAGGGGGTGTCGGAGTGGCTGCAACAGGTGTGGCAAATGGCGCAGCCGGTCATCGAGCAGTTCGGATCTGACGTATGGACGGTGTTCGCTGGCACGTTGTCCGACATCAAGCAGACGTTTACTGACATCACCGGCGCCGTGTCTGGCCTCGCATCAGAGATTCCTGGTGCAAGCGAGAAAATGGGTGGCCTGACCAGCAAATTTCAGGCAGCCGCCGATATCGCAAACGGGCTTCGGGTCATCGTCGATCTGCTGACGATTGCCGTCGAAACCCTGGCCGCCCCGTTTCGGCTGCTCGCAGTCTTTGTGGAGGCGACCAGTGACAAGTGGGGGCAACTCAGGTCGAGCTGGGAAAAAGGAGGTGCACTGGGGCTCGTTAGACACTTCAACGATCCGAAGCAAGATTTCAGTGCCGACCTATGGAATCGCTGGATGCAGAATTTTGGGCCATCGGGTCAGCGTATGGGTGCCGCATTCACTGACCTGTACGACGAAGAGAGTCACCCGGCGACCGCGGAGAGCATGCAGGCTGGCGCAAGGTTTGCGGCGGATCAGGCAACGCCCTACAGGTTCACCGCGAACACGCCTGCGCTGGCCGGAAACTACAACATCCCCTATTCCCCGGGCGTGGGCTATCAGCCCGCAGCGCTCGCCTCAGCACCGACGGCCACCGACTGGAAATCGAAGCCCCAGGAGGTCACCCTGAAGACCGACGGAAAGATCGGCATCGATGTGCGGGTCGCGCTCGACCGGGCGCTGCTCGAGCAGCAGACCGGCGTTGATCAGAGCGGCGCGCCAGCCGTCGTTGGGGACGTTGGTGTATCGACGGTGCATGCAGCATGAGGATTGTCCAGCCCTATCCGGTCAAGGCGTCGTTTCGTGGCGTCGAGTTCGAAACGGATTCGATCGAAGACGAAGGCGGGCGGCGCGTAATCGTTCACGAGTATCCGAACGAGGAAAACTGGGATTCGGAAGACCTGGGGCGCACTGCCGAGGGCGGCAAGATCGAGGGCTACCTGACTGAGCCCGATCTCGCCCGCAAGCGCGAGGCGATGCTGGCCGCGCTGCGTACGCCCGGTCCGGGGTCGCTGTATCACCCGTACGCGCGCCAGTGGATCAGTGTGCGCGTCAGGAAGTGGAAGCTCTCCGGCGCGAGAGATGCGTTGGGTCGGTTCGGCCTGTCGATTGAGTTCGTCCCGGATTCGGAGGAAGGCGCGCCGGTCCGGGTCACGAATACCGCAGGTGTCCTAGCGGACACGGCACAGTCGCTGCGCGATCTCGCCCTGGCGGACTATCTCGACGTCATGCAGATGGCCGCGATGCCAGGCGATATCCGGGCGGTGGTGGATGGCTACGTGCAGACTGCGATCGCATGGATTGGCGAGGCGAATGCGCTGTCGTTCATTCCTTCCTGGTTCGACCTGCGCGGTCTGATTGCGTCGCATGGCGCGCTGCCCCCCGGATCGTTCGCAACGATCGATACGGCACTGGCAATCCTGTCCGTCGTGGACGGTCTGACGTCCGTGTATGACCAGCGGCTGGACCAGGCGGAGCAGACGACAAGCGGGGGCCTTGCACCCGATATCGACGTCTCGCCGATGGACAGGTACGAGCCACAGGCCCTGTTGATGCAAGCATTGCGCGACGTGACCGATATCCAGTTGCCGCGCGTCGAGGGTGGCGATGGTGAGACGGCGATGCTCAATGGCGCGGCGGCCGCGATCGAATCCCTTGTAGCACGCTCAGCGCTCGGCGCGCTCGCGCAGAATATCGCCTCGGCGGGCTATCCGGATCGCGACTCTGCCATGGCGGCGCGCTACGACTTCGCGCAGCGAATCATGACGATACAGGAGACGGCAGCCAACGATGGACAGACAGACATCCGTCAGACGCTTGCCGAATTGCTGCGTTACGTCGGCGAGCAGTTCGCGTCGAACACGGACGATCTGCAGCCGCTCGACACGCACAACGGAACGGTGCGCCGTACAGCGCTTTCCGTTGCCTTCGACCTGTACGGCGACCCGACGCGCGCGCTCGAACTCATCGACCGTAACGGCGCGCTCAACGGTTCGTTCTTGCCTCCGGTGATTGACCATGTCCGCCCCGCATCCTGATCTCGTGACGCTGGAGGTCGACGGCGTCCGCTACCGCGGGTGGAAGTCGGTGAAGATCCGACAGTCGATCAGGCAGGGTGCGATCGGGTTTGCGCTCTCGGTGCGCGAGGACCGCCCGGATGCAAACGGCTCACCGCTCTCGTGGCGGATCCAGCCGGGGGCCGCCGCCCGGGTGCTTATCGATGATGAGATCGTATGCACCGGTTACGTGGATGCGCCGGTTTTCCGGATCGGCGACACAGAGCACGAGGTGACGGTATCGGGTCGCTCGAAAAGTGGTGATCTGGTCGATTCGTCCACGGTCGTGCCGAACGGCAGGTTTCCCAACTCGACCGCGATCGACATCATTACCGCGATCTGTGCGCCTTACGGGATAAGTGTTCACGTCGCAGAGAACACCGATGCGCCCACGCGTGTTGCGAATGTGCGTCATTCGAGATCGGGCGCTGCGTCCGCGAAGAAAACCTCGACGAAGCTTGCCGCTGGCAAGCAGCGCATCGGCAACTTCGAAATCAATCAGGGAGAAAAAGCGTATGCAACGATCGAGCGGCTGTGCAAGTTGTCGGGGCTTCTGGTCTTCGCTCGGCCGGATGGAGATATCGAAATCGCTCGAGCTGGGCAGGAGCGCTATCCGTTCGCGCTACCTCGAATCAAGACCGGCCAGGCCAAATTCGACTGGTCAAAACGGTTCTCCGAATACATCTGCAAGGGGCAGCAGAGCGACCCTCATTTCGGGGCAACTGGGGCGTCGGCGGTGAACTGGACGTTGCCCGATCACGTTGCCTGGGCGAAGAAGGCGAGCGCACACCTCGCGCCCTCAGCGACGGTGCGCGATCCGTCCATCGGGACGTATACGAGCCCGTCCGGGAAGACGAACGCCCGGTACCGCCCCTGCATTGTGCGACCGGAGGGGCCAACCGGAGCCGCGGATACGCTCACGCGCGCGCGCTGGCAGATGGCGCGGGACTTTGGCGAGTCGATCTCCCTCACGGTCACGGTGCCGGGGTTTCATGCGCCGGACGGGGGGCTCTGGCGCGTAAACCGGCTCGTGCACGTGACAGACGCGCGGCTCAATCTCGAACACGAGCTGCTGATCGCAGGCGTTTCCTTCGACAAGAGTGAGCGCGGCACGGTAACCGAGCTGGAGCTTGCGCCGCAGGACGCCTATACGCCCGAACCCGTTGGGCGAACGGGCGTCGTGGCGAAGGGTGCACGCAAGTCAACGCTCTGGACGCTGCCATGAGTGAGCGCAACCTGTTACGCAGGGGATTCGTCATCGCGATCGCGCATGGCGCGAACCGGGTGCTGACGATGCTTGGTCTCGCCGGCCAGCAAAAGGAGGTCGAATGGATCGAACCATATGGCCTGGCGACCGCACCCTTGCCGGGTAGCGAAACGCTCGCGCTGTGCATCGACGGCAACGAGTCGGGCAGCGTCGCCCTGACGGTCGGCGACAGACGCTTTCGCTTCGATGTGGCCGACGGCGAGGTGGCGCTATACACGTATCTGAATGCAGCAGAAGAGCACCGGCTGCACTTCAGGGGCGACCGCACGATTGAGCTGCTCGGCAAGGCGCTGCGCATTGCCGTTCCGGAAGGGGCGGATATTGTCGGTGACGTGCGCATCGACGGAAACGTTTGGGCGACGGGCGATGTCGTCGCGGACGGCACAGTGACGGGCAAGACGGAAGTCATTTTCGGCAGCATCCGTGGATCGATGCACGCTCACCCGGACGTACAGCGTGGGGATGATATATCGGGGGGGCCACAGTGAGCCTCATTTCCGTGCCGTCCTACGGGGATGGCTGGGACTTCTTCGACCCCATTGCCGATGTCGACGTGTTCCAGGTGCCGCCCGACTGGCAGACCGCCGATGGTGACCTTGCTGCGCAGAACCAACTGCACAGCGCGGTCATCATCCAGATTTTCACCGAGGCGCGTGCGCCGGCCGATTCGCCGTTCATCGACAACCCGGAAGACCGTCGGGGTTGGTGGGGCGATGCATACAGCCCGTTCCCGGTTGGCAGCCTGTTGTGGACGCTGTACCGGCAGCCGCTGACCGATTCCGTGATCGAACATGCGCGCTCCTATACACGGGACGCGATCCAGCGGCTCGTGGACCAGGGTGCGGCCGCGCGGCAGGAGTGCGCGGTGGTCGCCGACAAGCCGCGGGCGACGATGACGATTACGCCTCAACTGTTCGGCCGCGACGGCTCGATCATTTACAGCCGGCAGTTCCGGCGATATTGGGTGCAGACATAGTGGATCAACCGACTCAGGCCGGCGTGATCGAGCGGATGCGCCAGGCATTCCGCGCGAAGCTGCCAAATAGCGATGCATGGCTCTTTCCGAACAACCTGTGGATTGCAGCGACCGTGGTGGGGGGTATGTTGTGGGAGCTGTATGCCGAGGCCCGCGCGGTGTATCGCACGCTGCCCGACCAGGCACGTGAATCGCTGCTGATGCGCTGGGGCAACCTCTACCGTGTGTATCAGCAGATGCCGCAGACGGCATCGGGGATCATCCTGCTGACCGGGCAACCCGACACGCCGGTGCCGGCCGGTACGCAATGGCGTCGCGCTGATGCCGTTCTCTACACGCTGAACGACGATGCAGCGCTCGATGACGACGGGCGCGCGGCTGTGCAGGTTACATGCGAGGCGTCCGGCTCGAGCGGCAATGCGCTGGCTGGCTCGCCGCTCACGCTCGCCACGTCTGTGGACGATCTGGACGATGGCGCAACGGTCGGTCCCAATGGGATCGGTGGCGGGGCCGACATCGAGGAAACGGAAGATTACCGTGCGCGCGTGCTCGCACGCATGGCGCATCGTAACCGCTATGGCACGCTTCAGGACTACGTCGACTGGGCGCTTGAGGTGCCGGGCGTCACGCGCGCGTGGGCGCAGGCCGCAGGCCCTCGGATTCTCGTCTGGTTCATGATGGACAATGCCTATCCGGACACGTGGGGCATTCCCCAGCAGGCGGACGCGGTGATCGTCGATGCGTATCTCACCGATCCTTGCCGGAAGCCGGTAGGTGCGGTGCCAATGGCCCGCGTTCCCGGCGGCGTTGCGCTTGAACTGACGCTGCGGTGTCCGAGACCGTTCAGCGAGGCTATCCGTGTAGCGGTTGGCAGCGCGCTCAACAGTTATCTTCGACGTAACGCTGCGCCGGGTCACGGTTACATGGCGCTCGACATCCAGCGCGTCATCGACTCTGCGGCCTCTTTCGATTACTCGCTGGCGCAATCCGTCTGGCGCATCGACGCTGGCTCGATCTTCACGCATGCGGTTGTGACGTGGGAGGCGTGTTGATGTCCGATTTCATGACCGAATGCGGATGGAGTGAGGATGAGTACCTGGCCGCCATCCAGCAAAACCTGCCAAACGGACTGATATGGGATCTGGCTGACGGGAATCGCACCATCAGCCGGTTCTGGCGCGCAATTGCAGCGGCGTTTTCGATGATCTCGATGTGGCTGTGCGTGCTGCTCGAAGAGATGTTTCCGTGCACAGCCGATGAAATGCTGATGCGCTGGGCCGTGATTTATGGCTATCCGCTCGACTGTCCGTCCCCGGCGCTCACCGCCGTGCGCCTCTGTGAGTGGATCCGGCTTCAGGACAGTGATTGTGCCGGCCCAACGCTAGGCTTCCTGCAGGAGGTCGCGGCGTGGCTGGGATATGAGCCGGCAGCGCTGTCCGAGTGGGGTGCGCCGCAGTCGTCGGCTGGTTGCGGCCAGCTCGGCTGCATGCAACTCGGAGGGAGTAGCGATGCGCCGGCGCTGCTGGGTTACTCGCAGTGGCTGATTGTGACAGTACCGAAAAAAGAGGACACGGTAAGTGGCGAGATGGGGTGCGGCGAAATGGGTTGCAACGACATGTCGTCGGGTGATTGCGCGCCGCTCGCGACGATTGCTCGCGCGCAACTCGGGTCGTGCGATTTCCAGCTGGGCTGCACACCAGTGTGTTCGACGGCGCCGCCGCCCATCATGTGTCTGATTTCGAAATTCATTCCGGCGCACGTCGGCGTCCGGTATTGGGAGAAATGATGCAAGGTTTCAGTATCAACGAAGTCGCAGCACCCCCGACCACGGTGCCGGGGCAGGTCATTCCGCCAACTGGCGCCGGTGGATGGGGCGCGGACTGTCAACCAGGCATCGATGGTACGACGCCCACCGCCGATATGCTCAACGACCTGCTCGGCAATGTCCTACGTGTACTGCAGGTCGCGGGCATCGTACCCGTCGCGAACCGGTACGACGATCTGCCGGATGCCATCCAGAATCTGATCATGACGGCGGTTGCTGGCGGCTTGACCAGCCTCGCGGCGGTGGCGCACTCAGGCAGCTACAACGATCTGCTGGACAGGCCAACCATTCCGGCGGCGCAGGTCAATGCAGACTGGAACGCGCCAGGCGGTGTCGCGCAGATTCTGAACAAGCCTGACATGAGTCAGTACGCGACGAATGCGAGGGTGGACGGCGATGTCATCAACCTGCAGAACAATATCAACGGCGTGCACGCTGACCTGCAGAACCAGGTCAACGGCAAGCAGCCAGCTGGGAACTACCTGACTTATGACGTCGGCTTTGCGACAGTCGGCTCATTCTGCGTCGGTTCCAATAGCGCAGCCAGTAGCCTTGGTTCAACTGTCTCCGGCCTTATCGCCTATGGCGCCGCCGGTAACACTGCCCTTCCGGGCACATGGCGGACTCTCGCGCTCACGAATCCCTACGAGGCCTTCGGGAGCAATTCAATCCAGCTGTTCCTTGCCCAACGGATTGCATGATGGACTATACCGATGTGAAAAATCCTGCCTACGCGGCGGCGGACGGATCCGTGATCACGTGCGAAGTAAAGTTCGACGCTTTCGAGGACTACGTGTCATTCGCTGCGGCAGCAAACGACCTGATGGATCACGGCCGCGAAATTTATGCCGACCTTGCCGCCGGAAAATATGGCGCGATCGAACCGTACGTTGCGCCGCCGCTCACTCCTGACCAGCAATACGTGGCAGCGATCGCTCAGGGGATCGAGATCACGTCCGCAAGCGTTCCGCAGATCAACGCAACCTTCGGCGTGACCGATGCCGACCAGGCTGATATCAGTTCCGAGGCACAGTTCATCGGTCTGTACGGCGAGTTCACGAACGGCGACGCGGCGTTCGCATGGCCGGACGTCGCTGGAGTGTTGCGCGAGTTCCCCGATACGGCGACCTTCATGTTGTTCGCAAAGGCCGCTGCGAGATATGTATCGGCCTGCAAGCAGGCGAAAGTCGCGCTGAAGAGTGGCGCCGCCGCAGATTGGCCATCCAACGTGATTGAACTGGAGTAACGCATGCAGGGATACCAGATCAACAGCGTCAGCGCTCCACCTAACACCGTCGACAACCAGGTTGTGCCGCCCACTGGCACCGGCGGATGGGGACGTGACTGTGCTCCCGGCATTACTGGCACGAAGATTGGGGCGGACGAATCGAATGATTTGCTCGGCAACGTGTTACGCGTGCTGCAGGCTGCCCGGGTGTCGCCGACCGCGAACCGCTATGACGATCTTCTAGATGCGCTGAACATCATGTATCGAGGGCCGTCGTCCGATGAAGGCAATGCCCTGAGTGCGGGCTCCGATGGCAAGCCGTATGTGGCGCTGGCGTGGCTGCTGCAGACTATCCGCGCCGTCATTGATGAGATGGACAGGTTCCTCAGCAAGGTTGACTTCAATCCAGATACCCACGAGATGACGTTTCAAGTCGAAGGCGGCGAAACGTTTGTTGTTGACCTGAGCGGACTCATCCCGATCAATGCAGGCACAGCCTTCAGTGGCGACGGATCTGCCGCGGAGCCGTTGCAGTTAAGGTTCGATCCGAATGGCGGCGTCATCCTGACGGCCGACGGCGTGGCGATCCGTTCGCCCGTCTCCGTCGGCAATCTGCTCACGGTGGACGCACAGGGCGCAAGGGTTGTCCTCGAATCTCTGTTTGGTGAAGACCCGATCAAATCAACCGGTACGGAAATCCCAACTACTGCGTACGGAGGCCGCGATGCGTTCCTCGGTGAGCCGGCCGGTTGGGCTGATATCGGCGGCGGCCGAAAAGTCCCGTTCTACGTGTAACTGCACAGGAGAGGTGTTCAATGGCAACGAAACCCCCTGTCGTCCATGACGGCGGCTATCACAGGCCCCTCGCGGCAGGCGATACGCTGACATATGCTCCGCAACTCGATGTGTACACGGGGGAAGTGGTCGCCGTTCCGTATTCGCAGGCTGATTTCGGCGTGTCCAAAGGCCTTCTTATCGACATCCCCCGTGGGCCAGTTGACCACGCGCATATATTTCTCGGCTCACTGCTTATCGTCGCCACCGAAAGGCTTCCCATCAACTGGGGACGAGCGATCTATTTCACCGTAAGCGGGCGAATTGGCGAGCTTAACCCGTTCGGCATCGTCGGGATGCCGTTGAGCATCCTGGGAGGCAACTCAGAAGTGGTTGCGCCACTTACGCTGCCTGTCTATGCGAAGCATGCGGCGGGCAGTGACGATACCAGAATATCGGTCGGCTTCGAAGTCCTGGGGCACACCACTGTCGCCGAGGGAGCGGAGTTCCGGTATCAGCTACTTGGCAACCACCTTTACTAGCCCGCGCATACCCTACGGAATGGATCAGACATGGCAGACATCGTCCCCGTCGAGCTTTACGAGGACCGGTTCGAACTCGCAGGATACCTAACGTGTCAGCAGCGAACCGGTTTCGGCGGTTCTTTCGTTTATGGTCGTCATCGCGCGGCCATCACTTCCTGGGGGATCAATGGTAAATAACCTGCCGATACCGCGGCCACCCATGCCGGACGCATTCGATGCGTTTCCGTCCCAACTCGACAGTCCGGCGTCTCACTTCTATCTGATTTCCCCTAGCGATTCGGAACGACTCCCGCTGCGGCCACGCGCAGTGCGCGTTGGTGTCGCCGGCGATGTCGTTGCGACGACCGCCGACGGCACGGATGTGCTGTTCATGGGCTGCTATGCGGGCGAAATTCTGGATATCAGGCCGATCCAGATCAAGGCCGAGGGCACCACGGCTGACAACCTGGTCGCACTCGTATGATCGGGCTCGGTCTTTCGTTGACTCGTCGGCGCGTGCGGCAGGAGTTGATACAAGAGCCGAATGGTCCGACGCTTGACCTTAATTTTCTTGCGAACCCGGTCATACCGGAGGGCTGGACATTTACGCGCGCATCGGCAGCAACGTATTTCGGCGCCGATCGCTGGGAAAAGTCGGCGGCCAGCAATATTGCCCGCTTCGATCACTATCCACATTCGGGCGAGTTGCGCGGGCTTCTCCTCGAGGAATCCCACACCAACCTGCTGCACAATTCGGATGCCGCGGAGTTGTGGACGCCGCTGAACGTCGAAGTGATGACCGATGGAACGGTCGGCCCGGATGGGGCGAATCTTGCGCGGCGTATTGTTGAGACGGCAGGCGGGGATGATGCTTCCCACTCTGTGTATCAGTACCTCTCCGTGTCGACATCAGCCTACCGCGACTTTACCTGGTCGAGCCGTCTATGCCCGGGAGAGCGTACCGAGGCGTATGTTGAGATGCGCAGCGGGGATAGCTACTGCGGTGCTTCATTCGATCTGGTCAGTGGAGCCGTACTTACGGAAGGTGTCGGCGGACCGAACTGGATCTTGATTGGCGCGCGATGTATTCCCCTGCGTGATGGATGGATGGAATTGCGTGTAACCGGAACAGTCACGATCGCGGGCACGATCACGATCAGAGGGGTAGTCTATCTGCAGAACGGCGACTCGATCACTTATCCGGGTGATGGGGTATCCGGGTTGTATCACGGAGGCTCGCGACTTGAGCAGGCCGGATTTGCGACGAGCCATATTTCGACGACTTCAGCGGCCGCGACGCGCGCCCTCGACCGGCTGACCACAAGCAACCTGGACTTTTTCAGACCCGGCGACGGCACGCTGCTCATCGATGCCGTGATCGTTGGTGTCGCGACCGCGAGCAGTGCGTGCCTGATCTCGCTGGACGATGGCACCAACATCGGAGTCAGCATCTACAAGGCAGTCGGTACCGGGGCGATGTGGTCGTATATCGGCAACAACGCGACATCGCTCGGCGTAACCGCGGGTGAGGGCGACAGGGTTCGGGTTGCGATCGCATGGTCCGGAGACTGGAGTGTTGCGTCGACCTCGATCAACGGCGGGGCATCGATTGCCATGCGCCCGGTTCCAGTGACGATCACACAGATGTCGATCGGTTCAAGGCGCGGCACGTCTATCTCGAGTATCTGGGCACGTGAGGCTAAGTACTGGCCGCGCCGGTTCGACGACGCAACACTCTCCGACTTAACGAGGCTGACATGACCTTCCATGATTACTACCTGCGCGCGCCGAATGCTGACGAACTGCGCAAGGCTTTGCTTGCGGCGCAGTTGATCGAGCCGCTTGGGGGCGGTGAGTACGTATCATGCGACGGTATGCAACTGGACATGATTGGCGAGCTCGCCCTTTTCAAGGACAGGGGAGATGTGGCCACGTTACCGGGTTGGCACGCGAATCTGCGCATGAGCCGGTCACTATCCGATGATGAGCGCGCTCGGCTCGCCGAGTTCGTGATCGATCCACCGAAAGCGCCATTGCGCGTATGGGCATAGAGCCCGTTTCTTTCAACCGCCTTCGGGCGGTTTTTTTTCGTTTACGGCCGCCGCGTGCGGCCGTTTCTATTGGGAGACCAGCAGTGTCGATAGACGAAGTTATCAGGGACGCCATTACACCCGCGCTCGCCATCCTGCCGTCCGCGATGGACTCGCGGCCCGCCCGCGTCATGCTTGCGGCAATCGGGCTGCAGGAGAGCCACTTCGAGGCTCGCCGACAGATGAACGGCGGTCCCGCCCGCGGCTTCTGGCAGTTCGAGCAGGGTACGGAGAAGTCGCGCGGCGGCGTGTGGGGCGTCTACCTACACGATGCGAGCCGTTACTGGCTGAACGTGCTGTGCGAGGCTCGTCATGTCGCGTTCGATCCGGTCGGGATCTATGGGGCGCTCGAGCACGACGATGTGCTTGCCGCTGGTGTCGCGCGGCTGCTGCTTTTCACCGATCCGCCAAAGCTGCCGGCGGCCGATGATACGGCTGGCGCGTGGACGGTCTACCTACGGACGTGGCGGCCAGGCAAGCCCCGGCCGGAGTCATGGCCGGAGTTCCATCGGCAGGCTGTCGACGCTGCGGGTGCCTATCGGAATGCAGAGGAGGCCTGATGCAACTGAACGAGCACGAAAAGGAGCTCTTGACGCTGTTCGGTGTGGGGGCCGTGATCGGTTTCGCCAAGTGGCTGTTGAGCGGCGAACGCTTCGAGGTGCGGGTTGTGGCCGGGCGGATCATTATCGGTGCGGGCCTGTCCATGAGCGCCGGGGCCGCGCTGACTGTGTTTCCGGATCTTCCGGCGACGGGCCTGGTCGGCATCGCTTCGGCGCTAGGCATTTGCGGGCAAGTAGTGCTTGAGGCCGTTGTGCACAAGTACATCGGCAAGCTTCCCGACGATCGGGGCGAGGGGGACAGTTGAACTGGAAAGCGCTTATCGCGGGCTTTGCGCTCGGCTGTTGTGTCGCCGGCATCGCGCAGCAGTGGCGGCTCGGCGCGCAGATTGCCAGCGCTGGGACTGATCTTGCGAACGCTCGGCAGCAACACGAGACCGAACTGAGAGCGATCTCCGATATGGCCGCCTCAGCGGCCGACGCCGCGCTCGCAGAAACCGTGCGCGCGGCGTCGGCTGTCGCCGCAGTCGAACAAACCTACCGAACGGAACAAACCAATGCTCAAAAGACGATTGATGCTCTGCGCGCCGACGTGCGCACTGGCGATGTCCGGCTGCGCGTTGCAACCGCCAGTTGCATCGCTTCAGCCGGTGGCAGTGGCGTGCCCGATGCTGGCGCCGCCGGCGGCGGAACTGATGGAGCCGGAACAGCCGAACTTGACGGATCGGCTGCTGACGCGCTTCTCGGCATCACCGGGGACGGTGATCGGGCAATCCGAAAACTGACAGCGTTGCAGGAGTACGAGCGCGAAGCACTGCGCGTGTGTGGGGTCCCATAG